AGGCGTGCGTTTCGATTGGTGTGTTGCAAAAATAGGGATAAAATTTGCAACATGCAAGTGCAAACGTTACAAATACGTTGCAAAAACGCGCCTCGAAGGGAAATTTCGAAATTCGGAAAATTTTTCTCTGAACCGCTGTAAATTGCTGATTGCTAGTGCGTTTTATTCTTCGATTTTCCGAATTTTGCTTCGTTGAGTTACTTTCCTACATTGGAAAGTGTAAGAAACTTTCCATCCGGAATAACGTCTGTTGTTATTTCGCCAGCTATCTATGCCAAAGAAAAACGGGACAGTTCCCTGGCCCGTTTTGAATAAAGTTATTTTTGTCGAATTTGCCCTACAATGCGTTCAAATTTCTTTCTGGTGTAATTTATTGTTAATGAAATTGCGGCCCGCATTCGCCGCCATTTGCTTTATCTGTCATCCCTTATAAATGTGTTAGTGTGAAGCAGTGGGTTACTCAAATCCGTATCATATAGCTTGATCGTATTCTCATCTACAATAGTGTATTCCCAAATCTTGCCGACAAGAGCGTTGAAATAATCGGATTTCTCGCTATGCTGCGAATATGCTACAATCCGCTTCTTGCCTGTGTCAAGATAAAAATAGAAGTCATTATCATAATAGTTGTCTCGGTATTTCATTCCCCCGTGAAATTCCATTTCAACGTCGTTCATCGAACTTTTCTTTTTGACAGGCTCGGGGAACGGAGAGAATACAATGCTGGTCGTATTAAGTCCGCTGTCATAAATGAAAGAGCCGTTCAGAACTTGGAGGGCTTCGCTTTCGTCCTTTGAATAGCCTAAAGACTGTCCGTCATCATCTTTCGAGCAACCGGTTGCCAGCAAGGTAAGCCCGATAACGCATAAAATTGCAAATCGTTTCATGTTACAGGAATTTTTTGGCTGCGGAGATAAGCTCTTCGCCGAAGTTATAAATGTCGTCTATTGATTTAATCTTGTTGTGATGCTCGGCCTTGCTGTCGTCAAGAAATGTCAGCCGTTTGTTGGTGGGCGAATCGAGATACAGGCGGCAGACTGTCTTTCGGTTGTTGTCATCGAGGAATACAGCAAAATATGTTTGCGCGTCTCTGTATGTCACCCGCTCGGGAGGAACTACTCCGTGCAGCACAGACTTGATGATATAGTACGCCTGAAGCTCCTCCTCGGTCGTCACTATCTTACTCGTCGGAGCGGCTGCCTTCCCCGTTGTATCTGCCGACGTCTCTGGTTGCTGTTCCGTCTGTACCGTGTCCTCGTCCTTTATGGCTGCTTTCAGCCGGTCAGAGATGAGGTCATTGATGTAGGAGCCTATCGCCCGCTTTACGAGCGGCGTAAACTGTTCAACGACTTTCGGCATGAAGAAGCCGTCGTACACCTGTTTCCCGAAGTATTTGACGAAATCGGGGCTCGGGGAGGAGAACTCTCCACTGATGACAGTCTTCAGCTCGCCCATGTATTTCAGTTCACTGGCGGAACTCAATATGTCGCTTACGTTGAAATACGACTTGTGGAACTTCTTCAGTTCCTCCACCTGCGCGTCTTTCAGGTCGATCATGTTCACCTCCAAAAATGGCTTCGTGTCCATCTTGTTGGGTTCGGAGAGGTCGGTATAGAAGCGGTAGATGATGCCGTTTGTCAGCACGCCGAACTTGGCTTTCGATACGTTGAAATACCGCAGGAGCTGGTTATCGTGCAGGTTCAAGTCCTGCTGCCAGTGCTTGCATTCGATGAGGATTATAGGCTCGCCGTCCTTGAGTATGGCGTAGTCTATTTTTTCGCCTTTCTTCGTGCCGATGTCGCAGCACATCTCGGGGAGCACCTCCCGTGGGTTGAACACGTCGTACCCGAGAGCGTTGATGAACGGCATGATGAGGGCGTTCTTCGTGGCCTCCTCCGTAGGGAGGTCTGCCTTTAGCGTGTCGATGCGCTCGGCAAGCTGCCTGATTGAATCCTTGAAATCCATATATCTGCTGTTATTTGGGTTATGCCACTTGAATTATAGTGGTTCGCCGTTGTTCGCAGATATGGGCACAAAAGAAGCGTGGGCATTCCTGATTGGTTTAGAAGGTATCGCCAAATACCTGGAGCCCTAACAAGGAAAATGCCCACGCGGATACGCAGGCATTCACCATTGTTTTTAAGGGCTTCGATGAAATTGGCGTTTTTTCTAAACCTCAAAACAATAGCAAACGCTATAATTTTCAATATGTCACCACAAATGTAGCAAAATATGGTGATAAGGAGGCCAAAATCGCTGAAAAATCATTCACTTGCGCCTAAAAGGACAGGAAATCGTATGAAACACCTACTCCGAGATAAGGCTGGAATCCGGCGGGCGTGACCCCGTACCCTGCCTGTACGCCGACATGCCATCGGCGTTGTTTCTCGCGTATGCGGACGACCTGCCGCTCGGGGAAGATGAACAGGCTGTCAAGCGATGGCCGGTAGCCCCTGACGTAGGCCCTGTACCGATCTGTCTCGTACCGCTTCTGCGTGATGGGTATCTGCACCGTCACGCTGTCGTCCGGCTCGGTAGGCACTGTCACTTCCATGCTGTCAGGCTGTTCCGCCTCCGCTTCGTTCCCCTGTCCCTGTCCCGTCGGCCCGTCCTCTCGTGGTGGGATGGCGGGGAGCTTCTCGGTGACGTAGCGTATGACCACGCTGTCCCGGGGCACAGGCTTGTAGTAGGGGATTGTGTCGATGACGGTCAGCGTGTCCGTAAAAACGACACAACCGCCAATTCCCGGCTTTTCACGAGCCCTGTGGCACTGATATACGTTCAGGCACAAGAGAGCTCCCACAAGGGCGTAAACAAGGAATTTCCGCAGCTCTTTCATCGCTTCCCTTCAATGTAGTCCACAATGCCCCGAACATGGAGCGCCACGACAGCCTCCATGCCCTCTGTGGAATTGAGCATGGCGAGGTCGTCGCGATTGTCCATGAATAGGTTCTCGGTCAGCACGGCGGCGCAGGCCGTGTCCCGGCAGATGGCGAGGTTCTGTGCCCAGTACGGCTCCTGCGGGGAGTACCTGCGCACCTTCAGCCCCTCTTCCTCCGCCGAGGCAACCAGCGCCCGTGCCAACTTCTTGCTCTGCGCTCCGGCGTTCAGCGAGACATGCGCCGACCAGCCCCGTGCCGTCATCCAGCCGTTTCCGTTGCCTGCGGCGTTGACATGCACGGAGACCAGCAGGACATCCGTCTTGCCCACCTGCGTACACAGGGCGTTCACGCGGCGGCAGCGTTCCGACAGGGGGATGTCCCGCTCCTCCGGCACGAGGAGTTCCGCCTCATAACTCCTGCCGCGCAGTTCCTCCACAATGCGGGCGGCAATGTCTCTCGCCCAGCGGTATTCACGGAACAATCCGTCGGGGGAACGTTTCCCCGGGGTTTCCGCCCCGTGTCCGTTATCAATGAGTATTCTCATGGTCAATCCCTCCTATCCGTTACAAAAACCAGCCGATTTGAGAACCAAGCAACGCCCCGGCCGCCCCAGCCAGCAGGTCGTACCAGTCCCAACGGCTGTTGGGATTGAAATAGTCCCCGACCTCCTTACCGACGGCGAGGCACGTGGAAGCCGTGAATCCAGTCAGCACAGCGATGCCGGAGGTCGATATGATACCGAACACGACGGCCACAAGAATTGCCGCAACGAGGCAGCACACGAAATGGATGATTTTGTCTGTTTTCATATCCGTAAAAATTTTATTGGTTGATGAATGAATCTTCCTATTTGAACTCGGGGAGCAAGTACTGGATGTTCATCGCCGCATCGTGCATGATGGCCCTGGCTTCCTCCTCATTAACCTGCATTGGACGTGTGAACTCGCAGAACACGCTGCCTACCCAATCGTGCTTGCCGTCATTCAGACGTTTGATTATTGCTGCCTGACAGCCGCAGGACGAGAGCATAGACTTGGCGAACTTATCGTCCACTTGCTCATCGATGTCCGTTATGAACATGAAGAGGTTCTTGTTCAAATCAGAACTGAACTTTGCCACCTCCGACATTTTGAGGTTCTGTATCTTGTCTCGCATTCCCTCCACGCCTTTGCGCTTGACCTCGTAATATACCGACAGCATACACTCGTTTCCGAGCGGATGCGGTTGCACGATATACACGCGATCGGCCTTTAGCTGGTATAAGATGTTCCACAACTCCCCAAACACGACTGCTGATCCGTCGTTGCGACGCTTGCTTTTTATCTCTTGGTCTTGTTTGAACTGTTCAATTTTTAGGTCTGTGAGTTTGTCTTTGGTCTGCTGGTTGTACTTGAACCAGAGGCCGAGCACGCCTGTGATGATTGTGCCTATGGCACTGATGATTACTGCTGCATATTCCATATCTTTTTGCAAATATTAATATGTTATTTCTGAATCTGGCATCATATCGCTCGTAACCATCCAATTACCGTTTATGCAGATAAATTGAATGAACCCTCCTCTTGAACAATAGATCTCTTTAACTGGCTTTAATCCGTATGTAGAACTTTTTGAAAGCGGGTGATATATGTTGCCGTTACCGGACAAGTCTGTTTCTCCTTTAATCCATAAAAAAGGCGATGACCTTGTTTTGATAGGGTTGTCAAAGACATTCAACACAACTCCATCAAACTTTTCATCGTTCGGAAGAGTTAAAACGAGAGAATAGCCTGCGCTTGATGATGTCTGTATGTTGAAAACGTTTTTTACGATGTAAACGGCTCTGTAATCGCTATCATATCCGTTAAACTCCGCAGCTTTGTCAATGTCTGTAAATGGTATTTGCAAAAAACCGGAGAATATGCCTTTTGATGCATATATGGTACCGTCGTGAAGAACCCGATAAGGAGCAGTTGCTTTTTCGGCCTCTGGGGCTCCAGCCCAAATCCGAACATCGCTATCCGAAGTTCCGATTCCGTTCATTCCTGCGTTTACTCCATTATCATTTCCTATACCTACAAGGCCGGAAAGCAGACCGTCGATGAAGTTGATTCGACCTCCTATTTCACCGAGTAAAAGGTCAAAATACGTCTTCCCGTCTGATGATACGATTCGATCTGTCGTGATTCGGCCGGGCAAAATCTCCGAGAATCCATAGAGTGATACATAGCTTCGCGCTCCGTCGTACTCGCTGTTCAGCACGCCAACAAGTAGGTGATAGTAGCCTGATACATCCTCCATTCCTATGGCTGTCTCGGAGAGGAGAAACTCGCCCGTCTGTGCCGTTTCAGACACCTTGGCGTAGAGGTAGAACTTCTTCGTCCCATCCTCAATTATAGCCGAGACGTAGGATGGTAATGCCCATATCTTGTACTCGCTGTCGGCATGGCTGGACGATATGTCCTTTATGCCGATAGTCATGTGCTGGATGAAACTTGCTCCGACGGTGAGCTGTCGCTTGTCGTTGTTCCACGACACGGTGTCTGCAGCCGCTGTGAGGTCTTCGGGGCTGTTCACGAAGCGAAACTGAAGGCTCTCGTCGCCCACGAGCATCATCATTGTTTGCACTGTAAGCGGACTTATGGAATTCGTGAAGTTGTCCAGCATAGCGTCCTCCAACATCTTCATAGTCTCCTTGGCATCCCGGAAGCGACGTTTGGTAAACTGTAAGGCCGAACGGTGGTTGTCCTCCACTACCACCTCCTCGCTCTTGAGCTCCCGCATCGTTGTCGAGAAACTTCCCGTGACGGTCGAGTTCGACAGCGTGAGCTCGGGGCTGTGCGGATTGTTGATGTAATCTTTGATGCCGGTTATGCGCACCAACACACCATCTTGCTGGAAGTGCTCGTCAGAGAAGCGGATGTAGCCCCCCAGCCGTATTCTGCCGCCAATGTTCACCCAGTCGCGCTTGGCCCACAGGCCGTCCAGTTCGCCCGTGAAGGAGAACTGCATCTCCTCATTGTCGAACATATACCTCACGGCGGCACGGAACATATCCCACTCCGCTCCCGTCTTTGTGGAGTTGTCACAGATGTAGGCATCGGGAAGCGTGCAGTTGAATATGGCGTATGTGTCCCCGATGGCGGGAGCGAACGTATCGTTGGGCATGATCTGCCCGTCAATCTCCTGCGGCACGATCTCGAAGCGGCGGGCGGCCTTCTCGCCTTTCGCCTCGTGGTAGTATTTCTGTATGTCGAACTCCTTGCCCACCAGCATTCCGCTTTGGAAACGGATGGTCATCGGTTCTCCCCCGATGCGATATTTTTCATAGTCAAGAGCGGCTGGTATGCTGCTGTCCACGATGTCGTAGAAGTGGTTATCGGCATCCTCCACGACGACCGCCGACACTGTGCCCACACGCTTTGGGTATATCTCTGAGCAGTCGAGGCTGTCCTCTGCCTGGCTCGTCAGTTCTCTGTCCGCACGGCGTATGGAGAGACCCATATCGTCCACGATATAGGTTCGTGCGCTGTCGATATTGAAGCCATCCTCGTCCTCGAAGTGCTCGCCGTCGTAGGCTATCTGTTGGTTCTTGGGCATGAGTAGTTCGCTGCTGCCGTATTTACTGCGGTCAATGTTGTCCGATCCACCCTGCGCGAAAAGTATCTCGACGGGAACCTTGTCCCCGAAGTTGGCACGCCCCACGCCGGGCTTGAAGCCGTTGCCGCGCCCGTAGGAAAGGGCGAGGGGGCTGTTCTTGTTGTACTCGACCTTGCGCAGCGACACGGTCTTTCCCTCTATCTCGAACTCCGTCTTCAGCTCCGATGCCATCTGCGCGAGCGCGTCGTAACAGAATGCATGGTCATAGCTGATGAGTACTTCCGTCCCCTCGATGCAGTCTCCGACCGTCCAGCCGCTGTCCCGGCGGTTCATGTTGTCCACGAACATCTGGAGGTGCTCGTGCGGTTTCGCCGTGAGCGGGAACTTCAGCCGCCCGTCTACCGTGTTGCGGAACTTCCATATCCGTGCCTTGGCCTCGGCAGCCTCCATGATGACGGTGTACTCGAAGTTCCGGTTGTGCTTCTTCTTGAAGCTCTCGGGACGCATGAGCGTGTAGCGCATGTTCTGGAACTCGCACCAAGCGCCGACGGGTATCTCGACGTGCTCCGCGAGTGAATAATGCAGAGTGATGTTATTGTCGCCCATGATGGCCCTGTTGCGGTAACTGTAGTCGTCCACTGCAACGTCAAGGATTGTTTGCCCGGTGCTGTCGTATATTGTCATAGTCTGTAACCTGTGTTCTGTTTGAAAGGCAAGAGGCTGTTTATTCAGACCTCTTGCCGGTGATTGGTGCTTGTCAGATGACGGCTTCAACATAGATACCATCCAAATCCTTTAGAGGATTATATACGGGTATCTCAGTATCTCGAATGCATTTGTACACTTTTCCTGACTGGCTGTAATACTTGCCTTGTTCAAGTTCCATATTGCCGTTGTAGGGGATAGGATCTTCGAGTGTCCCCGCTGCGCTTTCCACGATTTCCGCGTAGAGGCTCTCCGTACCTACCCCCGGCTTATACTGGTCTTGTACGGTATGCTGCTGCAACACTTTCCATAGCCGGTCGTCATACAACATCTTTTCGTCTTTCTGCACCTCCTTCCCGATGAGACTATCCCATTTCGGGTACACTGATTTAATACGCAGGGCGTCTTTGTCGGGAATTTGAAAGGTGTTGATGGTCATGGAAATGACACTTACCAAATCGCACATCCTGGGAGATGTTGCAGCCTCTGTGATAATCTGCGTGTCTTCCTCAAAGTCTTTTCGTACGGTTCTCTTCACCTCTGCTACGAACGACAGATAGTCAGTGTACTCCCCGACGATGTTAGCAGATACGTCCATTCCTTGCTGGTAAGCGTTGAATTTATTTACCAGCGCCAACTCCTGATCCGCAGAATATTGGGTACGGATAACCGCCTCGATAACTTTGTCAGAAGTCAGCGGATGCCATACAACGACCTCGTCGCATTTCCATTGCGAGATTTCTGCTCCGCTGATATTGTCTTCCGATACTTCGGGAACTACTTCCTCAATGTTGCAACGGTAGATGTAACTTCCATTGCCTACAGCCTCGATTGCCGATGGCCTGTGGTCATAAAACGCTTTCATAGTACTCCTTTTTGATGATTGTTTTTAACAGATGTCTCGAATTGCTGTGCATTGCCCAACCGAGCCACGATGCGATGCCCTGTTTGTATTTTTTAGGTGATAGTGGCGGGTCTTTTCTATTCTGTCTGGCAACCTGACGGCAGAAGTTGCGTTTGATGCTCTTGCGCATGAGCTTCTGCTCGCGGTAGAACCTGTACCCCACGTAGTCCAGCGCACGCCCGTGCCGGTCGTAGCGGTTCTTCGCTATGGGGAATACTTGCCAGTTGTCCTTGACTGAAAGGTGTAACTCCCGTTCGAGGTAAGGGCGTATGAAGCCGTGGAACGCACCGTGCAGGGCTTCCTTGCTGTCACTGAAGAAGACGATGTCGTCGGCATACTCCGCGCAGTCCATGTGCAACACCTCGTTTACCCGGTGCATGAAGTAGGCGAGCGTGAGATTGGCGAGGAACTGCGACAGGTAGTTTCCTATTGGCAGCCCCTCTGCGCTGTCGATGATCTCGTCCAGCAGCCACAGCAGGTCGGCGTCCTTGATTTTGCGGCGCACGATCCCTTTCAGTACGGCGTGGTCTATAGACGGGTAGAACTTGCGGATGTCGATTTTCAGACAGTATAGCGGCCTGCCTGCGTACTTGCGGATTACCCTGTCCACATGGCGTGCGCATCCCTCGATGCCTCGCCCCTTGATACAGGAGAAGGTGTTGTACGTGAACACACTTGTCCATATCGGTTCGAGGACGTTCATTATGGCGTGGTGTACGATGCGGTCAGGATAATACGGTAGGCGGAATATCAGCCTCTCCTTGGGCTCGTGTATCGTGAATACGTCATAGGCGGACGTACGGAAGGTCTTCGTTCGCAACGCATCGTGTATGGCGAGGATATTTGCCTCACGGTTGCGGTCATGGACACGCACCCCGTATGTGCGGAGCTTCCCCCGCCGTGCCTTCTCGTCGGCCAGGCGGAGGTTCTCCACGGATATTATCCTTTCGTACAGGTTGCCTATGCGCTTCATCGCTTGTTGTCTTTGCTTTTCGTAATCGGAGTTTTCGGTAGCCCATACAACGGGCGTTCCTACCGACACCTTTCTGATTTTCCGAAATCTTTTACCAAGAGGTAAGGTCGTCGTTCCCATATATCGTTTTTCGAGCGTTTGATCGTCCGATGAAAAGTATAGGTGAGAGCCGATGTTCGCATTCGTATTCGAGGGGGCGTTATTCGAATTCGCATAGGCGAAGCCTGCATTCGCACCGTTATTCGCATTACCGCCGAACAGGACACCTCGGGAGCGACCGACCTGTCGAAATTTTAACTATTCAAAATAGAACCTGTTCCCGCTGCCTCGCAGTGTCACCCGGCGAGGGAACTTGTCCATTTCGCGGATTTTCTTCAGGATGTAGAGAATGTCTGCCGATCCTGTGAAGAACTTCCGCGATTCACTGTCTGGACTGTTCCGATCGGGCTTTATCTTAACGAGCGTCTGACCTTTCGTGCCCTTGCTCTTGCTGAAGCGAGTGGGAACTTCCTCGATGAAGTCCACTACCCAGAACGAGGTGTTCACGAGCTTTGACTGGGTTGTTTCTTCGCAGTTGAAGCTACGGCAGTTCTCGTCCCGAGGGATGCGCAGGAAGCCCAGCGATCCGTCGTCCATGTTGTTATTCTCGTTGTTCATATCTGTTCAGTGTTTATCTGTTAATCGTGTGTAGCGTGTCCGTGCGGACGGGGGACGTGTTATGCGGGGATAAAGCAAAGGCGAGAGCCGAGGGACGCACGCGTAGTCGAGGGGGCGTTACTCGAATACGCATAGGCGAAGCCCGCATACGCACCGTAAAGCGCATTACCGCCGAACAGGACACCGCGCAAAGCCTCGGTCGTAGGAATGTTGGTATAATGATAGTCGCAGAAATAGGTTGTAGATCCGCCACCTACTACGGATGGCATGATCTCGCCGCCCTCGCCGAAAATCACCTCCTTGACATATCCTTCTGCACGGGCCTCGTTGCCTACATGGGCATATCCATCATATCCGCTATCCGAGAATTTGGCCGGATCGGTGCAGACGAATACTTTACTCAACCCGTCTCCGCTATTCTCCTCGGTAGGGCTGATGCGTACATTGATTCCATCTGTCCATTGCCAAATATGCCCGAACGGATTTTCAATGCCACGATAACGGGGCACTTTTACTTTTTTGATAGAGGAATCATATTCGGCAGGCATGGAATATTCTACTTCGCCCGTGCCATTACCCAATTCGTCGGTATAACCGCAAGGAATGAACGGATAATAGCTGTTAAACGTATTCCATTTGCCACTTTCAAGAGTGGTTACTCCATCTCCGAGACCTCCCTGTGCATATCCGTTGCTATCCTTTTGGGCATTGAATGCGGCCTGTGAGTTGAGAGTCGCATATTCGATAACGAAAAGCCAATACAACTCCTTGTGAATATCGTAGGTCATACAGTTCCATTCCGTAGAACCGCTCTTGCGTTTACGGGCATAGTTACGGAAGTTGATACGGGAAATCTGTGTCGCCGGCCTCCCCAATACCGAACGATAGCTACCGTCCCAGTCGGCTTGATTATTCCCACCTCGATAGTCTGCATCCATATTTACTACCGAGCAAAGGGTCGTTGTACTACGCTTTACGGTAGCTTCATACGCCGAAACATATCTTTTCCCGACAACGTGATAGCCGGGAAGAGGGTACTCGCTGATACGCACCCGACGTTTCGTCCCGTCCGTCTCGAATTTGCGGTAGTGCATGGGAAGTTCTACCATGACCTGACCCCGCGATCCGTCGCGCGTCTGTCCCGTCCAATTTGCCGGATTGAGATATTCCACTACCTCGCCGTCGTCGTTGAGCAGGCAACCTTTCATGCGATTGTGGATCGGCAGGCTCTTGTGCAGGGAGAGGTTGCCAATACGGGTGCAGGCAGGCGATGATACGGAGGTATCGAACTCGATTCCGTAACTGCATTCATCCTCCATATACGGCAGGAGGGTTGCGAGGGCCGCCTTTTTACTCTCGCCGTTTTCAAGTACCTCGCAAATAAGGTCGAACGGATTGGTCCCGGATACATCCGGCAAGTCGCTCAATCGTTTTCCATTCTGAAAAGCCTCGATGATCTGTTCGAGGATTGCTTCTTGCTCTGCTGTCATAATTATTTGGTATTTAAGAATTTGAAAACTGTTTTCCCTTTCGATGCGATGAACATAACCGATGATGTGGTATTTAGTCGCATTTTCTTCTGCTTGCGTGATGCTGCCCATTGGCGCAGCCTCCGCGATAGTGATATGAATATCGATGCGATCATGCCTTTTCGACGTAAGTTCCTGCGCCCCAATAGAGGTCGTAAGAGTTAAGAAAATCCGAATTTGCCGCAATCGCTTTGATCGCCATCGGCGACCAATCGTTGAGAACTATCGGGGCATCGGAAAAATCATCGTCCTGATAGCATTTCACGCTCAATACAGCGTCCACTGTGGAGCTACTGTATTTGGGCCTGATATAGATCGAAAATAATGCGTTATTCGGCAGGCTGAATCCCTCATCGAGATTCTCGATCTTGCCGTGCGCGAGGATGCGCCCTCCGTTCATAAATTCGCTGATGTAGCCTTGTCTTGCCATAGCTTGATATAGTTTTTAGTTGAACCTGAAATTACCGTTTGCCGTTAGGCGGATCGACGAAAGCGTTACCAATCTGATCGTGGGCTTCGATACTTTGATCTGAATCGTTTTGTAGAGTGCCACGTTGCAGGTCGGTATGACATGAATTATGCTTACCCCGGAGGCGAGGATAGTGATGCGTCCGTCGGGAGTTACCGATACGGCTTTATTATCGCCGAGGAATAGCACATTCGGCTTGATACTGGCCGGAGTGAGCGTAGCGCGTATGAAATTCTCCGCCATATTACCGACCAATAGATTGGACGGGTATTCCACCGTCATAGCCGTAGGTACGAGATTTAGCGGCTCCAGTTCTCCGGCTGCGGCGATCACCTCCTCACAATTCTCTTTCGCGTCAATCGCGGCCGCAGCGGCATTCTCTGCGTCCTTGGTCGCTGTATTGGCGGCAGATGTTGCATTTTGTGCCATTTGCGCGGCATTGTTCGCTGTCTGCGATGCGGAGTTGGCCGAATTGGCTGCATCGGTTGCATCTTTCGTCGCTGATTTCATGCCATCTACAACCGACTGGATATATTCGAGAGATACCTTTACACTCTTATTGAATATATCGACACCGATCGTCCATAATCCTTTGAATGATGTACATTCGGGAAGTTCTGAAATTCTGATTCTTTTCATATCCTTTCGTCATATATTTGTCAATTCCAAAGCCTTCATTCTGCGTAATACCCAGATTCTGACGGCTGTGAAGTGACACATGAATCGGACTGTAACTGTGCTATGTCTTCACGCATATCTACAGCATTGGTATTGTCCTGTGTGAAAATCAATAGGCCATCTTCCGAGGCAAGCAGGATATTCTCCTTGCCGATTCGCAGGTCGTGCGTAAAGGTCACAGTCAGCGAGAATTGCAGCCATATCCTTCCCGTTGGCTCGAACTTTGTTACTTGACAGCTTTTGTAGTAGAACGGAAACTCCTGCTTGAGAGCTTCTACGCCCAACAACCGCTCGCCCGGGCGTATGAGGTCGTAGAGCAGCGCGTCGTAGTTGCGCCATAGGCCGTCGAGGCTCTCCGCTCGCATGAGACATTGCAGCTTGACGTCTTTGCTCTTGTAGGTCACGCTCCCATCTCCGTCATAGTTCGCCCCCGGCAGTATGCTAATATTGCGCAAGAGGTTGAGCTTTACGGCGGCTGACTTGACAACTTCGTCGTATGTTCCCTTGAGCATACGTCCACCATAGTTCGTAAATGGAAGCCCGTCGACAGTATAGCTTCCGTCATAGGTCATGTCACTCTCGGGGGCTAGGTATGTGTAGCCGTCGAGCGGGAAATCGTCGGCGAACTTTAGCGTCGCTTGTCCGAGAATTCGCGCCGCCTTCATATTTGGCTGCTGGGTGAGGCGCAACCGGTACGATCGGCCTATCTCATCGCAGGAGAATGTGTGGTACGCTCCGTCGGATAGGTAGTCGAGGAAGTCCGGCAGACCCGCGAATTCGTCCGCTACGGCGAACTTCACGGACACCTCCCGGGTGTTGAGCACGGGGGCTGACAGGTCGGCCTCGATGCCGTCCTCCTCCTGCCAGTCGTTTGCCTTGACGGTCTTCAACGGTGGCATGGCGACCAGTTCGTTCCAGCCGCCCGCCACAACGTACAGGCCGAACTGCCCGTACACGTCGAATCCGTCCACATATAGGCTTCCCGTCTTCATAGTATCAGTGCATTTTCATTCGTGCTCCGGATGACGCTGCACCCCTGTTCTGCCGTGACGAACACCACGGCCCATTTCGAGGCGTTGATGGCGGCCTTCGCCCCGTGCAGGAGGATGACCTCGTGCCGCTCCATCGTCGAGCAGTTTACCGTTGCCGTCGTGCGGCCGATGAGTATCACGCGCCCGGGGTTCGTGAGGGTAACAGTCCCCGCGTCGATGTATATCCCGTACTGCTCCACGCCCTGCGTCTTGAACAGGCGGAGCGTGGCGAGGTTCGGGAAGTGGTGCTTGATGCAGAACTCCACACCCTGCGGGCTCGTGAAGAGCCGGATGATGCCCTGAAGGTCTTCCGTGCCCCGGAACAGGTCGCAGCAGCCCAGCAGCCGCGCCTGCGCGTATATCTGTCGTATGACCGTATCAATTGTATTCATTGCCGTCGTCATTTTCATTTCACCTTGATGCCCTTTATCGCCATGTCATTCACGGTGCTCCGCACGTCCGAGAGACTGTTCTCCACTCGCTCCATGCGCCGCGAGATGGATTCCGTGTGTGTCTCGATGTTCAGCACGCTCTCCAATATAGCCGCCGAGTGCGCAACGATCATCTTTGTGTTCTCGTTGATGGAGTAGGTGTGTCCCTGCACGGCTGTCATGCGACCGTTCAGTTCGTCCACGCTCTCCTGTGAGGCTGTGGCGATGCCTTCCTGGGATGCTTCACGCTCCGCCTCAGACTGGAACAGTTCTTTGAGGCTATCCGGGAGTTGGTTAAACACGGCCTCGAAGTTGTCCCTCGTAGCGTTCAGGTCAGCGGCGAAGTCCTCCATGGAGCCGATAACGGCATCCAGTCCCGCGAACTGTCCGTCCTTGAACCACTTTTCTTTGTACTTGTCGAACACTTTCCCGAGCGGCTCTTCGAGGGCTTTCTGTATGAGCATCCGCTTGATAACGTCGGCGACGATGTCGTTCACCTTGTCACCCCACGCTTCGGCGGCATCCTCCCCGGCTTCGAAAGCGTCGAAGAACGCTTCCGCAAGGTCGTTGGCGATATCCGTGCTCGTACCGCCGATGATGTCCTCCACCATCTCGTTGATGATAGCCAGCGCCTGCTGTCCGAGTTCCTCTATCTGTCGCTCCCAATCGGCAATCTTACCGTGGTCGGTCTTCTTCTTGCTCTCCTCGGCGTTTATCTGGTCCTGTATAAGCAGTTGCTGCTGGGCGATGTTCTTCAACTGATCGTTGGCCTCCTCGTACTTCGCCCCACCGAGAGCTTTGTCCGCCGTGTATCCCATGTTGGCGTATGCCTTGGCTATCTTGTCCGCCGACTTTGCCAGTAATTCGCTGTTACCGCCTACGGATGAGAACATCGTGCGGAATGCGCCCTGTACGTCGTTCGCGGCGAGCTTCAGCCGGAGCATCTCGTTGCGGGTCTCCCGAACGGTATTGTGCAACAAGTCCATAGCTTTGACTTCGTTTTCCTGAAGTCGCACGACATCCTGATTATTCAGTTCCCATTGTAATTGGTCGATGCGTTCCTGAAGGTGCTCGATTTCCTTCTGCTTGTCGTCATCATTGTTGAATAGGTTGGCGATAGCCGTAGCAACTTGTAAGGCCGCCGATATGACCGTTAATATGACAGATGCCTTTTCAACGGTGGATATAGCCTTGGCGGCGGCTGTGGATGTCACCTGCATCCCCGTTGCGGACATGTTCACGAGTTGCACGATGCCGTTTATCATAGACAGTGTGGAGGTCATTATGCCTCCTGCTGCTGATATTATTTCCCCGGCTACACCGCCTACCGTGTCGCCTATTTCCTCGAACGACTTATTGCATTCGTTGAGCACTTTGTATAGGTCTTCCCACTCCTTGATGGCCCGTTTGCCCGGGGCTGTTGCATCCTTGGCGGCTTCTTTTTCTACTTTTTGCCGCATAGAGGATACTTTGGCACGGGCAACAGCTATCTGTTGACTGTCTCCCGTCCCCGACTTTTCGAGTTGTTCAAGTTCTCCCTCTGCCTGTGCCAGCACCTTCCGCAACTGTTCGAGCGTAAGGTTGGCCACCTCCTCGCACCACGCCTGATAGGTAGCCTCTCGCTGTGCGAACTGCTCGTCCACGGCGTTAAGGGCCTGCTCCTCCTGCCGCTCCAGCTCATCGAGATTGCCCTGTGTGACACCTTTGCGAAGCACCTTGTTGCCGTTGCTGTCGGTGACGATGTTGCCGTCGGTGTCCTTTTCGTAGAGGCCGTTTCGTTTGCGATCGTACTCCTCCGTTATCCGGAGGCGGGCTTGTTCATAGGTCAACACGTCCCCCAACATGGTGTCGAGGCTCTCCTTGTTCGCCTTTTGACGTATCTCCTCGGCGATGCGGGCATACTCGGCGAGGATGTCCTTCTGTTGCTGCGAGAGGTCTGCCGCCGTGACTGTCGATCGGTCGAATGTCTGCCCCGTCTCTTTGAAGTTTGGATTGGCGTTCTGCCATTCCAGTTCCTTCGTGTCACGCAGTTTTTCTACCATTTCTTCCTGTCGCCGTCTGTTGGCCTCTATAAGACGGTCGTAGTTCAGGTTGTTCTGGGCGAGTTCCTTGTCTACGCCCTCCGCCATGCCGTCGATATGGGCCTGGCGTATGTCGAGTTCCGCCTGCCGTGCCTCCCGGGCTACGGTGTCGGCATACTCCTGTATCTTCTGCGACCGCGCGGCGGTTTGTACGGCGAGCTGGTTCTCTTGTTTCTGCTCCTGTTCGGCAGACTTCGAGGTCTTGGACACACTGTATGCGTCGATCTGCGCCTGCGCGTCGGCAATGTTCCGGCGTATCTTGGCCGCCTCCTCGGTCTGAAGCTCCGCCGCCGTCATGGCATCCAGCAGCCCCTGCTGCTCCTTCTTGTAGTCCTCCCAGTACTTCTTGTTCTTGACTACTTCCGCCTTACCTCCGGCATCCTCGCCGCCCTCCGATCCGGTAGCCGTGGATGGTGCTCCGAAATACGCCTCCGCCTCCTTCTGTGCTTTCAGCATGGCCTGCACCGCCTCAATGTAGTCCAAGTATGCCGTCGAGAATACCTTCCCATACCCAATGCCGTTGTCAATACCGTTGTCGCGCAGCAACTTGACAAATTCCATGTACTTCTTGCCGTCTCTGTCCTGCGGGTCGCTCTGATAGGCCACGAGCATGGACTTTATCTGCTCAAACAGGGCTTCGCCCACACCTTCGCCTTTCTCCTTGATGAGTTCCTCACGTATCGTGCGCAGGGCCTTCACTTGCTTATCGCTGGCGATGTCGCTCTCCTGCTGGAGAAACTTCTCCTGCGCCCGGGCGCGGGCTGTTTCAAGTATTGCCGCGGTTAGCTCCCTTTGCGCCTTTGCGGTGTCTTTTAGCAGGCTAACTTCGCTACTCATATTGCTCAGGTAGTCGCCGTATTTCTTCTGTATAGCCTCTTTGGCAGCTCGGTATTCGTTGGTTCCCTCTTTGGCCTTATTGAGCCGGGAGAACATGATGTTTAGGACGGCGATTTCGCTGTTCGAAGTCTTCTCGAATTCCTCTGTGGCATCGTTGAGCCGCTCCTGCGCCTTCTCTGCGTCCGTCTGATAGGTAATGAGTTTGTATAGCCCGTATGCGAGCCCTGCCACGGCTGACGCTGCGAGAACGTAGGGATTTTTCAGTATCGTGGCGTTGAGTATCTTCTGCGCCTTCTCGACCAGCACAAGGGCGTTGTAATGGACAAGTTCCGCCGCCGTCCATCCTGCTGTCAGCGAAGCCGACACGCTCTTTATGGCGTTCAGTGCGATAAGTGCTGCCTTGTACACCCCGACCGTGGCTATGAGCTCGGCGATGACCCTGCCGACCTCTTCGTAGTTCTGCACGAGTTCCGTCGCGGCCTGTATCGACCCGGTGATGATTCCCTGCGACTGCTCGCCGATTTTGTTGAACATGTCCTGTACGGCACCTTCGAGGTTAGATATAGAGCCCTGTATGCCTTTGCTCTGCGTTTCAAGCATCCCGTGGAACTTGCCACCCTCGGCCGTAGCGTCCATAAACGCCTTCTTTATCATATCGGCGGAAATAGCTCCTGCGGCCATTTCCTCCTTGAGTGTACCAATGGACTTGCCTGTCTGCTCACTGATGACTGACAGGGGGTTGAACCCGGCGTTGATCATCTGCAACAGGTCTTGCCCCATGAGCTTACCCGTCGAAGACATCTGGGCGAAGGCAAGTGTGAGAGAGTTGAACCGCTGCGCATCGCCCATGGAAATATCGCCCAGCGCTCGAAGCGTGGGCATGACCTCCTCGGCAGCTATGTTGAATGACAGCAGCATCTGTGCGCCTTTGGCGAGGTCGTTCATCTGCATCGGGGTCTTCACGGCGAAATCCTTGATGTCGTTGAATAGTCTGCGACCATACTCCTTGCCAGCAAGGATTTCGAACGACTTTTCAAGGCTCTCTATCTCGCCCCGGACGTTGACTATCTGTCGGGCAAATTGCGCGGCCTGCTGCACCGTGAACACCCCGACGATGGTCTTGCCGACACGGCGGAACGCGGCGTCCATCCTGTTGCCTTCCTGCTCGGCCTCCTTGCCGATGTCGCGCAGGATGCGTCGGGCTTGCGCTGCGTCGCTCTGCAGGGCTGAATTATCTATCCCTGTGGCGAAATTGAGTTTCCCGTTGTCCGTGTTCATAGTTGCCGAAATGTCTAATCTATGCTATCCAAAAATCTGCGTACCCTGTCGCGGTTTGCCGGGTCGTCCGCCCGGATGATGTCTTGCCCTGTGTTGCTTACCTTGTCGCCGTCCTTGCGGCTTCGGTAACTCGGGAGCACTGCCCCGTACATTATCATGTTCACATAGCTCATGTCGTACAGGACATAGTCTATGGGCAGGTTGTATGCCTTCACTGTTCCTGCGACGACTGCCCAGATGCTGTCGTTACCACCTCCCTCGTCGTCCGCAGCAGGTTTATCTCTGTCAGGAAAGTGGTAAGCCCGAAAAAATCCGCCAGTTGCATCCTCATCAGCAGGCTGCTCGCCAGCGTGTTCAACTCATGGGGAGTGAGATCTTCGAGGAGCTGTCGGGCGAGTTCCGCCTTGCGGTCGATGATCTGTTCTCTGATGGTTGTCCGTCTGAAGCGTAGAAGTCCCCCAAACAGGCGTTTTTCCTGCGTTTGTGGGGCTTTGATCTTCTCTGAGAGGTGTCGTGCGCCAAGGAGCATTATGGCAATGATTTCGCCTATCTTGCGGCAGTCCTTCGCCACGTGTAGGCTCTCCTCCGCCAGTCTTCCATCGTCGAGCTTCACATGCGGAAGCTCCGAGATGGCTTCCGATGCGAGGATGAGCGTCGCCGTGCTCGGAGGGTAAAACTTGTATGTCTTGTTGCCGATCCGGATGTCCTCGGGTTGCTGAAGCACTTCCTTGGCGACTTTCTGTTCCACTGTTGCCATGATTGTATGCGTTTGTAAAAACTGGATGCGAGGGAGGGATTCGAACCCCCGACCTTCAGGATATGAGCCTGACGAGCTTCCGCTGCTCTACCTCGCATGTGTCAGTTTTACCTGCCAACTGAAAAGGGTGTCTCATTCCACTCGTCAGACGGTAACGCCCGACCGTCAGCGGGCGCACAACAAAATGGGGATAGATGTTTTCCTACTCTTTCGTGTAGGGCTTCACGGTGTTGCCGGTCTTCGGCTTCAGACACTTTGCCACATAGTGCAGCATCTTGCCGTCAGCCGTTGTGTAGTTCTCCTCACAGCGTACAACGCTGCGGTCGATCTGAATACCCTCGCAGGTGTCATCCTCCGGAGTGATGCGGAATGCGTGCTCGCCCGCGATGAGGCCGTCGATGTCCTCGAAAGGACGTTCCTTGCCCTTCTTTACGAAGAGGTCGAACTCCAACTGGTAGGTTGTTTTCCCGTATCGGGCATCGACAACCTCTCCTCCCTCCTCCTGTGCGAGTATTTCTTCCCCGGTGGTCGGGGTCAGCTTCGTGGTGTCCTTCTTGGGTGTATCAAGCTCGGTCCAACTCTGAGGTTCGCCGGGGGCTCCGTCCGTGGACGGCGTAGTCTCAATTTTGCACTTGCCCCATGATAAAATTGCCATAACTCGTGATGTGTTAAATTGTTATAAATCATTTGTGCTCAAAGGAGCGTCGTCGTTACCGTCAGCGTAGTATTCGTATGCGAGTTTCACGACCACAAAATGCTGCCGGATGTCGGCTTCCTCCTCCGTGTAGATGGTCTGTTGCAGCCGGAACTTGTAGCAGGACTTGTCGCAGGTCAGGCTGTCGGCCCAGTCCTGCGCCATGCGCTCGACCTGTTCGGTACGCACACCGTCCTCCACGAACACCCCGTTGCTGTACGGGTCGATGTCGGGGACGAATATGTTTACCGTAACCACGCCCGTCTCGATGTCGCCGTCCGCCAGCCCGGTGGTGAAAATCACCACAGCGTCTTCCAAGCGGCTGTCCCGGGGGCGCATTCCCTGCCGGTAGACTTCACCCGATAGCTGCGGGAACATGTCGCTGCTCCGCAGCAGGCGGTAGATGTCGCCCTGCACTTGTCTTGAGGTCTTTGCCATAGTCTTGCTATTTCAATCCGAGCTGTTTCAGCATTTGAGGTACCAGTCGTTCCGCGAGCAGCTCCGCGCTGTCCAGCACGTCCCGTCCTTTGGCCGACACATAGGCCGCGTAGTTCATTCCAGCAACAACTATCAGGGCGAATCCGTCAGGGTAGTCCATGGCCAGTTTCCTGGCGTATTCCTCCCCGCTCTTGCCGCCTTCCGTGCCGCCCGAAACGGGGTCGAACTTCGACTGCCGGACAACCCTTCCGTCACATACGAGAATGTAGCCAGTAGAGCTGCGCAGGTTGCCAGTCCGGTCTTTGTAGCCGTCACTGGCCCGCGCCGCATTCACGCACTGCTCCCCGATGTAGTTCAGGGTTCGCTCGATGACCGCGATCTGCCTCTCGATCTGTCTCTCGATGCAGCTTGCAATCTCGGCTTCCGTTGTCGTCATTCTTATCGGCATGGTTCCTGTCAAGTTATTTGTCACTGATTCGCCATGTACGGCGTTTTCTTTCCGATCGCGTATGTTTTTATGAGCCGCGAAAGAAAGGCCGCCATTTGGGCTGAAATCGGCTTTATATGGTCAGCCTGATTTGGCATACGGCATCCAGCGGCTCGGCGTACATGAGCGAGAACTCCCCGAGGTCGCGCCCGTCAAGGGTTCGTAGCCGCACCTGTTCGGCGTTGAACGGCTGTGCCTCAATCAGCACCACATAGTGTGCGATGATGAAGTGTTCGCCGTTGATCCGCCCGAGCATGTCGTTGCGATTCGGAATCCATTGGCAAGGTATCGGATCGCCCCAAGCCGCCTCGCCCTTTACAGGGTAGCCGGTCTCAGGGTCGATGCCTCCACCTGTTTTGGTCTTGACTTCGATTGTCCCGTTCTGAATAATCATAGCCTGCTTCCTTTATAGCCGTACACGGGCTTATGCTGCTCCGCATCCTGCGCGTCTCCATACTGCGCGTACAGCCGGTTGGCGCGATTGCGAAACTGGAGACGCTGTTCGTCCGTGAAACTGAACGACTGTCCGCCCTGTGTGATGTTAGGGGCGAGTGACAGCCACAGGAGAAGATCTGCGAGGGCGAGGTTGTAACCCGCACCCCGCAGCACCTCCTGCGTTGCCGTGTCCTCCGCCGACAGCCCGCGCCGTTCCATAACCTCCGTGAGGGTGCGGAGCGGTATCGGGTAGGCGTTCACGCCTTTCAGACTTTCAAGAACCGTCGCTGCCATGGCCCGTCAGGTGTTTATTCCCAGTTCTGTGCGTCGGTGCGGACGTACACGTTGCGGTACGCAGTGTCGAACACAGGAATTGCGTCCGCCTGTCCGATGGTCACCTCGCTCTTCGGCTCAATCGTTCCGTACTTCTTGATGACCGTGTGTGCACGCTCGGCACGGAGGATGAGCTGCTCGTCCTCCTGCAGGATGTCGTACTGTGTCGAGCCGAGACGTTCGTTCTCGGAGAGCACCAGACGGCTGTTCTCGAACGGGTTGCCCGAGGTGGACGATCCGTCCGTGAACTCACGGGTCACGGTCTGGTCGATGATGCGGAGCTGGATGCCGTTGAGCCATGCCTGACGCGCGAGCATCGCATTGACCGCCGCAAGGTCCGGGGTCTGTGAAATGCCGAGGGCATTGGCCGCGAACGAGGCGCACGCTTTGATAATCTGGTCAGCGGAAGCGATCTTGTAGAACTCGTCGAGGTTCACGAATGCAAACTTCGGGTTCAGGCTTTGATCCTTGGCAGCCTTGATGATTTTCACGAGGTCGCCGATGATGTCTGCGCTTGACTTGTTGCCCCACTCGGAGGATGTCTTCACCTTGCGTTCGTCGTCTACGTCGTAGTCGAGGTCGAACTCGTTGGCGTAGGTGGCGTTGTTGGTCGTGGTGAACGACAGCTTGCCTGCGCCCGATACGAGCTTCCATGCGATGTACTCCAGCTCGGACTGCACGCCGTTGAAACAGAAATCGACGTCGTCACCCCAGTACTGGACGAGCTGGGTTGCGTCGGCGTCCTGCGCGAATGCGAGGGCCGTCTGGTACTCCTTGATTTCCGATCTGGAGAGCTCGCGGCTGATGGAGATGAACGGGATGTCACCCCGTGCGCTTTCGAACACGGGACGGCGCTTACGGACGATCGTGCCGTTGTCAGTGTGCAGGTCTGCCGCCACGTTCTTCTTTTCGAGCTGGTTCTGGAGCGTCTTCCAGTTGAAGCCGTTGACCTTGCGCACGGGGAAGTGTGTGCCGAAGAGGAACGGCTTGGCGTCTGCGGTGTTCAGACGAGCCTGTACCATCTGCTGCGTAAGTCCTTGGATAAGGGTGTTTACAATAGTTGCCATAACTTGTCTGATTTTTTTAGTAGTTGATGATGCCCGAGAGGTACTTCGACACACAGGCCGGGAGCGGGTTGTTCTTCGTCACGCCGATGAGCCATGCGTCGGTGTCGATGTTGGAGTTCGGCTGTACGGGCTTGCCTGTGCCGACCACCGCCAGCGGGGTGTACTTCAAGGCCGAATCAGATGCCGCCGATTCGGCTTTTGCTTCAATGAGAAAACCGTCTTTGGGGACGGTGCCAAGGGCTGTTCCTACCGTGATGGTATCATAGTCCTTGTTCCCTGTCGTGTCGATAGCGGTAATTGCGTATGCCTTGCCGCCCTCGTCCGCCATAACATAGTCCCCCTTAACGAAATTGTGGCCCTTCTTAACCTTAATGCTCGTGTCAGATGACTCTGCAACAACACGGGCGATTTTAACGACGTGACAGATGCCGTTGTCGGGTACGCTGACTACTGCACCTTCATGGAGAAAGTCCCCGCCCAGTTCGGAAGACTTGACGGAGATGCCGCCACGGATGTCGGCCACCTTGTGCATGAAGACATGGGGAAGTCTGCTGTCTTTCCTGCGCTGTACTGTCATTGCCATAGTGGTATGGTTTTAACTGTTAAACAATTAGAACGGCTGCCCGTCCGCTGCTTTCGTATCGCGGTGCGCGATAGCTTCCTGCTGCTCCTTGGACAGTTCTCCGCCCTGGTTACCTGTGCCGCCTTGTACGGACGGACGACCGAAGACAGCCCCTCGCTGCTGACTGTCCTTGACAATCCCGTCTACCTCGGCGGTGATTTCGCCGAGCAGGGTCGCAAACGCCTCGTCCGTGAGGTTGTCGACGGAGGTGCGCTCGTAACCTTTGCGAAGGTTTTCGGGGAGTTTGCCGATTACAGCCGATAGTTGCTGTTTGCGGGTTGCAGTCTGGCGCTCGCCATCCATTTTGTTCAGTCGCTCCGTCAGTGACTTATTGCTGTCAATGAGAGCCTGCGCCCAAGCCGGAACTTGCTCTGCGCCCCCTGCTGGAGGTGTCGTTACGACGGGTTTTCCACTGCCAGTTTGTCCGCTGGCCGCTCCTCCCTCGTCAATTTTTTGCCCGTCTTTCAGACCGTACTTCTGTTCGTAGTTGTGTACGGCCGTCTGTTGGGCTTCTGTGGCTCGGCTGTCACCGTAGCCTTCGATAACTTGCTGCCAAGTATAGGCTTCGACAGCAGCCTTTACTTGTTCAGTGGTTGTGACAGTCTTGGCGAGCTTGTCGGCAATCCTGCCAAGGATAGTTTCGCTGACCCCCGTAAATTTGGCTTTCAGCGCCTCTAAAATCTCTTTTCGCATAGCTTGTGAGTGTAAACTATTTGGTTTATACGACAAATGTAGTAGAATTATTTTGAACATGATTATAAAATAATCGAAAATATTTCATACAGAATCGTTAAACGCAGTTGTGTGAGTGGTTTTGTGATGAAAATATTTTATCCGAATGGTTAAAAATATTCGGCGAAAAATTTGTTATTAGCAAAATACTTCACTTATATTTGCAGCGTGATTATAAAACAAACACTTTATAACCTCAAAAACAGCATAAGTATGAACACGGCAGCATTGAACTACACGACGAAACAGATTAACCGCAACTTCCGCATCAAGGTGAGCGGTATCGACGGAGAGGGTCGTAAGATAAACAAGCTCGTTGGTGTATCTGGGGCGATCGCGCTCATCGGCGTTGAGTTGTTGAACAAGTTTCTGAACCGGGCTTTTGACTGTATGGGAGACTGCTGCGTATGCAAGCTCCGCCGGGGTATCAAGTTCAGTTTCTACGCAAAATAGGGAGGACAGGACAATGGGCTACAAGTACTATCAACTGCTCGACGAGGATTACAACAACTTAATCCCAGGCAACGACAACCCGGCCAATATCAGCGACGGTGAAGACGGGAGAACGGCTCGCCGCCTTGCTCGGGAATGGATGAGGGGAAACGGGGTGAGGTTCGCCCTCCTCGTGCAGAACGTCATAACAGAGGATGGCGACGACATAGCATGGATTTCCGAAATATCAATCAAATAACAGCATCATGGCAACAATTATCGAAGCGGCGTATCTCGCAGGGTTTGAGCCGAGCTCGGACGACCTGACAGTCGAAGCACTCTTTCGAGAGGCTGAATCTTACTTGATGAAATCAATTCAGTATTAACCCAATAACAGCTAAAGATTATGGCAACAATGACAACGGAACCTACGCTCCAGCAAGGCTTGAACGAGGTAGTGATGAACAAAGTACAGCGAATGATTGACGGCAAGGCCGTTGGGGTTCAGGCGACCATGGAGCGCCTGATTAACGAGGGTAAAATCGCACAAGACTACATTGCCCCGCTGGGCGTAGAGCTGAAGCGCAACGACCACAGCCCCGTTATAACGTTCAACGGAGAGAACGGGCTTACGATGCACATGCCGGACGGCACGTTCTCTTTGCATCAGAACGCCATCGGGCAGCTCGCTGACCGCATGGGCATCCCGCAGCGATACCTCCGCACGTTGGCCGGAGGACAGGGCTGGCAGGTACTCCTCGCCGCCGAGATACTCAACCAGCATAGTGACTGGACACAGCGCAGCCGGGTACTCGTGAGAACGGTCGGCACGCAGGTTCGGGGTGTCCTTTCAGACAGCTACCGCCGCCTGAACAGCGTCGAGATACTGACGGCTTTCGTACAGGAGGCGGCCCAGCAAGGAGCGGTAATCTCGGACGCCTACATGAACGACACGAAGGTATGGGCGGAGACGATACTGCCGCAGCCGCTGGTCATTCCGACGGCCAAGAACGGGGAGGTGGTGATTTTTGCCGGGGCGCGGGTCAGCACTTCGGACTACGGGGATGGGGCTGTTGACATGCGCTCGTTTCTGCTGAACGGAGCCTGCCTGAACGGCATGGTGCGGGAGAGCGTGATGAAGCAAGTTCACCTCGGCTCGAAGCTACCGGACAACCTGCGCCTCTCGAACGAGACCTATGAGCTGGACACCAAGACCACCGTATCGGCGGTGAGAGACCTTACTTCGGGCTTGTTCAGCCGTGACACGCTCATGCAAAAGGCCTGCGAAATACAGGGCGCGAGCGAAATGGAGGTTGACCTTGACCGTGAGTTGCGCCACCTGACGAGCAATGGCAGCCTGTTGAAATCAGAGGGTAGTGAAGTGCAGAAAATCCTCATGCGAAATGACCCCGAGGATGGAGTACAGGGCGCAGCAACGCTTTGGAAGCTGACGCAGGCCATCACGGCACACGCCCGGGAGCTTACGCCTGAGAGAAGCCGCGAATTACACGAGATTTCGGGCCAGCTTATGAACCGCGTAAGATTGAACGCATAAACCAACAACCGCCCGCCATTCGGTCTAAAAACGTATCGGATGGCGGGCATAACATTCAGTGTTATGGAACAGACGTTTGAATTTGAACAGGACAGCTACGGTATGATGCGATGGCGCAATGCCCGTACATTGGAGCGTTACCGGGAGTTGTGTAACCAGCACCCAGACGACAATAAGTACGGCGTGTTCTTTGCTTTTGGCAATAGGCAGTTTGCCGATGGTGTGCAGAAACTCATAGCGCGAGGATACATCCGAGATGGCGAGGATGGGAAGATTGTCAGTTATGGAAGCGGCCTGTATGGGATACCCTCCGAACTGGAGCGTTTCATGGACTTCTACCGGGAACGGAGGAAACGGATAGCCGTCGAGTGTGACCCGCAGGAAGTCTATTGCTATGAGTTCAACAACTGCGAGTGTTGCATTGACCTCGATGGCGACCTTAATGCTATACGGCATATTGAAACGGTATGGGGCGCGGACACGGCGCGGACAATACAGCGTAAATCAGTTCTTTACAGCACAGAATCGTTGTTCGGTCAGGCTGGATGATTATTGTTACGGAGCGCCGAAATCACGCCATAACACACAAAACAATGAATTATGGCGCAGTTTCGGCGTTTCAATACCCCATAGTAAAGTAAAGAAGAGTAAAGGAGAGTAAAGGAGAGTAAAGAAAAGGAGAAATATAGATAGATTGTTATCACAATCTCGTTGGAACGCCCCAATATTTAGAGGGCGGAATCATAAAAAATCAGCGAACATGGCAAAGAAAAACTACAAAATCAGGGCGCGTATCGTGTTTACAGGCGAGGTAACGGTACGGGCTCACAGCCGTCAGGAAGCTGAGGCGGCGGTTGGAAAGGGCATCGCTGCCCTGCTTGGCCGGGTCGAAGTACAGCCCGAAGCCGAGGATTTTATCACAGATTGGGACTTTCCGACGCACGGGGAAGTCATTGTCAAACGTAGCGGAGAGGAGGCGCAGGCATGATAACTATCAACGGCATTAAGTTCTTCGAGTTACCGCCGTTCTGCGGTTCTTGCCCCGCAATAATCATTGGACGAGAGGATGCCAAAGGATTCTGCTCGCTGTTCGACAGGCGGAAGAACCGTTGGGATAGTGTTCCGCAGCGGTGTAGGGAGATATTCGCCAAAGGGTTTGCCATCGGCGGGGATCTGGTAATCGTCAGAAAGGAGGCGGACGGGCGATGAGAAAAGATCACATCTATCGGGTGGCTTTCAAAGAGCCGCCCATTGAAGGGAATGACCGCACGGACTTTTTCTACACCTCGCTGTCGGCAATCTACGAGGAGTTCACCCCCGAACAGATCGGGGTGCGTGTCTCCCGATTGTGGAACATCGGGGTTTCCCGGGGGGTTCCCTACGAAGGGGGCCTCTGCAGGATAACGCGCGAGGCCCTGACGAGTAAAAGCCAAAATAAGCTCGTACAAGGCCGCGAATGTGCCGGGGTTATAAATGATAAGTCCGAATGATATAAATTAAATACCGGGCGAATTAGCTGGCAAATCCGGGGTGTTTTACGACGGTTCCGAGGACTGGGCAACAAACATTCCCGGTTTTGCCTTGTTAAAGACGAAAAATAATAACTTTGCAATATGAAGAAGATACCGAAGGCGATATTGGATGAAGCCGAAAAATGCGGACTGGATAGGATGGCTGCATATTTGTGTAACATTGACGGCAGCGAGATATACAGTTTGGGCGTGGAGAGCAGGGAAAATTGGTTTCCTTGCCCACCAGACGCTCCCGTGTTGGTTTCGCTGAAAGACGGCGTAGTGAAGCCTTTCGACGACTTCGCTTCAATCTACGGACTTCTTGAAACGACTTGAAAATACAGGGTTTATCAGCTTGTCGTCAATGCGCAAAATTCCTATTATGTTGTGTCTCATTGCGTTGATGTCATCGTTAAAATCTATTGCACTGCCACGGCGGCCTGATTGTGGGTCAAACCATAACAGGTTGCCGTCTTTTTGTCGCTCAACGATAAAGACATGTGCGTCGCCTTTTTTCCATGCACAGTAAATCTCATAACGCCCCTGTGCGGCTGTCTTGTCCTCAATGAATTTCAGTTTGGACAACCCGGTATCATTTATGCCTGTAGACCATTTGTAGGTCGCCCGTTTCCCGTCTTCCGTCAAGAAACGGTCTGTCCATTGTATATCTTCCCCATTGCAAAATCTATCGAAATCTCTGTATTTCTTATACCCCTTCAGCACGGGATTTGGGGCGGCTTCGATGTTGAATCCCCGGCGACGTAACTCGTATGCAACAGTACATGTCTGGCAGTTATGACGGTATCCCAATATCTCCGCATTTTCAATCGTAAACTTTGGATTGCATCTGCTCCCGTCCGCTTCTGTGAAGTTCATTATCTTGCCCTGTATGACAGGGAGCGCATCTGATAGTTCCCTGTTGTTTCGTTGTTGTGCATCAGTGAAAACTGCATGAGCCTTGTTGTACTTCATCGCTTGAGCATACTCTGCGTATGTCGCATAAGGGGTTTTCATCCCCCAGAGCTTCAAGTAATTTTCCGGGAGGTACTTCTTGTTGTCCGACAGGAAGTACGGGACGGAATAGCTTCTCTGCGCCCGCTCCCTGTTCTCCTCGATCCATTTCTTGAACTGCCTCGGCACGTCCTTGACCGTGTTCGCGCTCTCGCCGCTGACATCCTCCCCAGCCATTATCCGCCTGTTGTCTTCCGCCATCTCCTCCTCTGTTTTCAGAATTGTCTCGACGTGACAACGGCACAGCGGGTGCCAACCGGTGAACTTGAAGTCCTTCGGATAACAGCCACGGCCGTTCGTTGCCTTGCTGCCAAGCGGTGCGCTCAACTGGTCGCAGATGTCCTCAAACGGCTGCCCGTTGAGAGTGTGGTTGTTCGACAGAACCACCCTTATGCCGACAACAAAGTCCATTTGCTGCCAGCGTAGGAAGTCCGCTGTTCGGTATGCGATGTTCGTCTCCGTTACCGCCAGCCGCCAGGCGTTCTTGTACGAGCTCCTGTACACGCCCTGTCCGGGATGGAAGGCTTTGGCCGCCTGTGACAGCACGAGGTTGCCGTGCTCGTCTCTGACCCTCCGGAACAACTTGTCGGGGTATTTCAGGTACTGCCGCAGGTCCCGGCTCAACTCGTCCGCCGATCTGCCCTCACGTAGCCCGATGTCGATGCCCAGCTCTATCTCCGTCTTGAATTGCTGTGTATAGCGCCACACCCTGTCCGAGAGTTTCAATCCATCGGTCTTGCGGGCGATGAATGCCTCCCTTGCACTATCGTTGTTGGTGTAGTACCTCCGGCTCTGTTCCTCGGTAAGTTGCGAGGCGTTGTCCCCGAACACTTGGTTGGCCAGTTCGCTGTTCTTGTTGTTGGCGAGCGTCCACTCCGCCTCCACTCCGTTCACGATGACCGCCGTAAGGCTGTTTTCCAGCCCTGACAACAGCTTTTCGACCCGTCGCCGTGTTGCAGGATAGTCCTCGAACGAAAAGGGCCTGTCTGGCCTGAAATCGCCCGCGGCGGATGCGAGCATGGCAGCCTCGCGGGCGGCAGACCTGAACACTTCGTCGATCTGCCGTCCGTAGGCCTCCATGTTTCGGCGGTGCGCCTCCTCCCACTTATTCAGCTTCCGTTGCTTTGCCATTCTTCATGCGCCTGTTGAAGTGTTCGCACTGCGGGTCGGAGAGGAACTTGCTGAACTTGCCTTCCTTGTGGTATGCGCAGCGGCACATGAACGGCCTGCCGTCCGCGCCTTTCTCGTGCCAGTCGTAGCTGGACGTGCATTCCCGGCAGGTGTGCAGGGCCTTCGCTGCCTCCTGCTGCTGTTTCCGTGTCATTCTCTTCGTTGCCATAGGTTAATCGGGGTTTATAGGGTTGGTCCGAATGCGCTTGCGGCCTCCTCCTCGGCGATCTCTTGCATGGTCTTGTCCACGTCGGTGGAGTGGCCGTACATCTCGATGCTTTCTCGGTGGCTGATAAGGGGCTTTCCTCCGTTGGCCGTTGTGAGGTTCGTGATGGTGTCCTTCTCGTCGGTGATGGTGTAGGCCGTGATCTCGTTCTTGACGGGTAGGGCGTCGATGTCCGCCTCGTAACTGCTGCCGAGGGCGACTTTGAGGAACGCCTTGACCACGTTGGACTCACGGTCGAAAAACTCCAGCAGCCGCCCGCTCTCGTCCCTGACCTTGAGCTGCGCGTCGATAAAGAGCTGCTTGCGGCTCTCGCCGCTCATCGGGCTCGCCTTCATGCTCTCGTACGACCAGTCGGGGAGCTGGAGTTGCGTGAAGAACGACTGCCGGAGCTCCGTGACGTAGAACTTCAAGTTCTCCACGGCCTGCGCCCAGGTGATGTACTGCGCCGTGCTGCCCTTTGGGTACTGCATGATGGATCGGAATTCCCGGTTCTCGTCCTGCTCGTCCCCGTAGTTTATCTGCTCGTCGGCGAACACGACGAACACGGGCTTTGAGTTCTTGCGCAGGTAGTTGCCGTTGCGGCTCAACGCCCACTCGATCTCGAACACGATGCGGCTGGTGTCCTCCCAGATGGGGGTGGGGCGGAACGCATAGACGGCGGGTATCTTGCCGAGGGTGATGTCCTCGTTCTCAACCTCCTCCCAGTCGCCGTTGGCGGTGCTCCACTTGATATGTTTCGCCGCCGTGTAAGTGTCGAAGTACTGTACAATCTTGCGGCCGCTCTTGCGCGTGTAGCCCACCGATAGGGCTATGAGGTCGCCGTACTCGTCGAATAGGGGGTAGAGGTCGTCGCCGAGCATCGGGGAAAAGTTGCGGCAGCGGAACTTTAACTTGCTTTGAAACCCGTAGAGGCTGTTGCTCTGCTCGACGGCGTACCATAAGGTCATTACCTCGCACCCGGCGAAAAGCATGTTGCATCGCTCGATGTTTACGCTGTCGATACGGTTACGCTCATAGATTTTCTCCATGTACCCGGCTATCTCCTTTTGCCGGTCGTTCTCGGGCTTGTAGACGCGCCGCACGGGAATGCCGCACACCAGCTCCGTCATGCGCTTGGTGGCCAGCCGCTGCATGTCGCAGGTGATGCGTGTGACATATTCCACGCCGTCATCGTTCACGATGTCGGGGTATTTCGCCTTGTTCATCACCGGGTGTTTGGTGGGATCGAACTCCATTACCAGCCCGCGCCTGCCGCCCCACATGGGAACGGAGATTGTCTTTTCCTTCAGGGCGGCGATGATCTGCGCCGCTGTCCCGCCTGAATTCAGGATTTCGTCGATTGTCATATCCGTTTGTGTTTGTTGGTTTTTCGAATCAATATACCTGCCGTGACAGCCGCCTGCGGTCTATCGGCTTGTACGGGTTGCTGATGTGGTAGTCTATGGCGTAGCACAGCACGTCGACGTACTCGTCGTGCGGCTTGGTCGGGAAGCCGCAGACCTCGTCCACGAACGCCTCGTTCCATGCCCCGTCCACGAGCACCACACGCCCGCCCTCGACCGTCGGGGAGGCGGCGAACAGGCGCGTTTCTTTGCTGTCTTTTGGGGACTTTGTGCACACGACGTTGTACGGCGTACTCTCCTTGAGTTGATCTATCACGGAGAGGCCGTTCGCCTTGGGCTCGATGCGTATCGAACTGGCGGATGTGTAGCCGTTTTCCGTGACGTACTTCGGAATGAAGCGCAGCAGGTCGGGGAACTTCATGTTCACCTTCTGGGCGTGCGTGATGTACAGGTCGCCGCCGATCTTGCATGTGGCGATGATGCCCGTCGGGTCGTTGCTCGTCTTGTCCGTGTAGGCGGTGTCGAGGAAGAAGACCACCGGCTCGCCGTTGTGCAGGCGCTTGAACTCGTGTGTCGAGATGTTTCTGAACCACTCGCGCTTGACGATGTTGCCTCCGGCGATGGTCGGCCGCTGCTGGTAGAGGGCCGCGAACGTCCGGGGGCTGCGCCGCTCGGTGTCCGTGAGCCGTGCGAGCGAGTGCCGATCCTCCCACAGCGCCTCGCCGATCTTCCGGGGGTCTTCGGGCAGGGACAAGTCCTCGCGGATGGCCGGGATGCTCACCACCGTCCACTTGTCGCCCTCACGGTCGAGGAGCCGCCCAGCGAGGTCGTCCTCGTGCCAGCGCGTCATAATGAGTATCTGCTTGCTGCGGTTGTGCAGACGGGTCAGGAACACGTCCGTGTACCACTCCCAGTTGCGGTCTCGGTAGGTCTGCGAACCCGCCTCGATGGCGTCCTTCACGGGGTCGTCGATGATGCCCAGGTCTACGGGCGTACCTGTAAGCGATCCGCCCACGCCCACAGCCTTGTAGAAGCCTCCGTAACCCACGGTCTCGAATAGGTCGATGTTGCGCAGCCATCCGCCTTTGGCGTTGCTGTGTACATTGGAGTTGTTCAGGTAGGTGCTCGGGAACACGGCGGCATACTCCGGGCTGTCGATGGTGCGCTGGATAGAGCGCGAGAACTGCTGCGCGAGGTCGGCAGAGTAGGAGCTGCCGACGATCTTCATCAGCGGGTTTCGTCCGAGTACCCACGCCGGAAACTTGCGACTGACTATCTCGCTCTTGCCGTGCTGCGGTGGCACGAACAGCATTAGGCGGTCAGTGCCCAGCGTGCCGTCGATAAGTTGCTGGCATTTCTCGGCGATAAGCGTGTGGAACCACTGTCGGCTGTATGATGGCGTGACATAGTCAAGAAACACGGGGAATCGCTCTGCCGCGCTTCTCCTGTGCAACTCCTTTTCCAGTTCCAACAACCTCATAGCCGTATCGTAGCCCATAGCCGTTCATTAACTGTTCATGCTCGCCTGTATTCTGTTAATCTCTGCCCGTATCTGTTCCTCTGTCATCTTCTCGACAGGTATCAGCGGTGAGCCGTTCTTGCCCGTAACCTCGGTCTTTGTGGCGGCGTACAGGCCGAGTAATTTGCGCCGTTCTGCAAGTTGCTGGCGGATCTCGGCGATGTACTGCGGGTTCCCCAATCCGATGATATTTGACGTGCGTTCCTCGATGCTGTATGTCTTGACGGTATTCGCACCCGTTTCCTTGTTGCGCGACGGAGCTCCTTTTCGGGTGTTCGTTGTCTTGTTGTAGTCCTCCTTGGATTTCTCCCACTGCGCCCACAGCTCACGGCAGGTCTCGTCTATGCGCTCCAGTTCCAGTTGCAGGGCGTCGTTCATGTCCCCGAGACGGTTGTCGCGCCACTCCTCCAGCAGTGTCGAAATATCTTTGTGCACTGTCCCGAGGCTGTAGGAGGGGAGCGTGAGCCGTGTCATTACCTCCTGTCGAATTTGCCTCACGGAGTAGCCTCTCTTGTAGAGCCGCGCCACGATTTCCAGGCGTGCGGTCTTCACTTGATTCTGTCTCTTCCTTTGTGCTGCGCTCATGTCGTTATATATTTTTGGTCAGTTCGATAAACGCCATGTACATGTCCGGGTTACAGCTCGACAGCTCGATGTAGGTCTTCCCGAACTCGGGGAAGGTGTGTACGGCGAAATGGCTCTCCGTGAGCAGCCATAGTGCTGTGTATCCCTGCGGATCGAAGTGGTGGTCGGTGAAGCAGAGGATATTGAATCCCGACGCTTTCAGGGTCTTGTCAAACTTCCTCCTCAGTTCCTCCGGGTTCGTTTCCGCTATCCATTCTGAATAGTTCCAAATCTTCGCTTGCATACTCTATCTTTTTGAATTGTTTCTTGATTTCCTTCGCGTTGCCCTTGTAGAACACGAGGATGTTCTGGTGCATCTTTGCCACCTTGCGGCTTTCCATGTAGCGGCTCGCACGCAAGGCCGTGCTTGCGCCCGTCTCGATGAGGATAATCTCGTTGTAGAGAGGCATCCCCGCCTCGCGGAATATGCGCTTTATGTCGCCGCAGAAGTCGTAATAGAAGCCCGTAGACTTGTCCCTCACGTCGCCCACGACGATGACGGCAAAGCGGTTGTCCTTCAGGCAACCAACCGCTGCCTTGAAGGCGTTTTCAAGTATCTTGATGAAATCCCCGTAGCTTCCCTGATTGCTAGCGTCGTTTTCGAGGTCGCTGTACTTTTCGAGATCGAAGTACGGAGGACAACTGAATAGCAGGTCTTGGCTTTGGGGGGCGATGTGCTGTGCAACGTTCTGCCCGTCATCGCAGATGTACCGTGCGGACATGCCCTCCACACGCTCGCTGTTGAGCTGTGCCTGCTCGGGGCGCAGTTCGATGCCTGTGAACTCGTTGCCGAGGTAGGCGGAGACATAGCCGAAGACGCTGTCCCCAGCGAAGCAGTCGAAAGTCTTGCAGTTTTCCAGCCCGAACCATCGGCAGACGATTTCCGCCATGACGGGGTCGAGCAGCGATACCCCGGCAGACAGGACCTTGTTCGCCTCATGCTCCTTAACCTCATCGGGAACGTACTTGTCGAGGTACTCCTTGAACGATACGCCCAGCTCCTCGCGGTGCTGCCTTGTTCGCTGGTACAAATCCTTGTACTTGATTTCGGGAGAGGTTATCAGTGTGTCGTTGCGGCTCTCACCAAAGTCGCCGATGAGATCGCGCCATTTCTTCTTACGATCCTGCCAATATCCCTTGCGGGTGTCGAGGATGGAGAACGGCGGCACTACGAAACGATCGTTCAGCGAAGCGTTGGCGGGCGTGCTGTTCGTTCCTCCGCTCTCGTTTCCGTTCTCCCACTCCTTGTTTTGCCATACGTCCAGCCCCCAGTCGTCCAACTCCTCCGCGTCCCATTCGTTCGCGAGGGCATCCATGTCCCAATCTCCGAACCCGACGTTATCCTTGATAATGAACTCCCGCTGCTCAGCTTCCGATAGCTCGGTCGCCCGGATGATGTGTGCTGTCGGCTTGTCCTTCCACCGCTCCCAGTACGCCACAAGGTTATCCTGCTCCGCCTGTGTCTTCTTCTGAAAGTCTCGCACATCCGACAGTTGTGCCAGCACCTCGGCCGTGTCCATGTCCGCGATGGCCGAAAGCGCACGGAAGCGCATGTTGCCGCCGAGAGCTGTGAAGGTGCTGTCCACCACGATGGGACGTAGCTCCAACATCTTCGGGAGCACGAGTATCGACTTGATGAGCTTGTCGAACTTCGTGTCTGTGATTGTCCTCGGGTTCGACGAGTTGACCTGTATCTGTGACAGGTTCACGATTTCCGTCTTCATCGCTCCCATACCTTGTCGAGTTGATGTCGGCCGAACAGCCCCCAGCGACACATGGAAGCGTATATCGGCGTGTCGAGTTTGTAGTGCCTGCGGAGTTCTGCCGGGTCTGTCTCCTCGATGCCTTCCGCGATGATGTTGTCAGCCGCGTCGCAGATGGAGAACTCGATCTGCTTCTTTCCTATGCAGCAGGCCAGTGACACGAACACGTCGCATTGGCAGTCCCTTGCCGCCTCCTTGGCAAGCTCACGGGCGTACAGGTTCAACGTCAGGTCGGCCTTACTGCCGTCCTTTGTCCACGGGGAACCTCCGCCGATGCGGCACGCACCACCATAGAAGTCCACCGCCAGCTTGCGGCCCGTCGTCCCGCAGTCGGCTATGCTGCTGTGCTTCACATAGCGTCCTGTACCGTTCACAATGACCTCGCATTTACCGCATCCCTTGTGCCTCCGGACGAGGTTCTCGACCTTTGCCATGTCCGCATCGTCCTGCAAGGGGATGGCTACGATGACCTTGACAACCCGGTTGTCGTCCATGACGACCTGCGTTTTGATGTCCAACCCTCCGATGCCGCTGTGGAACAGGTCATGGCACAGCTCCTTGGCGAGCGCGTGTTCCGGAGAGAGCCCGTAAGTATCGCTGCCGTATGCATAGTATCCGAAGAAGATGCCTTGGTCGCCCCATCCAGACGAAAGGCCCTGCGCGATGTCCGGGGACTGCTGGCCGATGTACAGGTCGATGTCGAGCAGGTCGCCGCAGATTGTGTGGTCCTCGCCCCACTTGTCCATGTACGCTCGGGTGTAGCCGATGTTGTTTACCGCTGCGCGGACATGGGAGCGGATTTCATCCACCGTCATCTTATGTCGGGACGTCACCTCGCCGCCGAGCGACACATGCCACCCTTTGATTTGAACCTCGACTGCATAGCGAGTGTCGGGGTCTCGCTCGATGTATCGGTCAAGCAGGTACTGGCTGATGTAGTCAGCGACCTTGTCCGGGTGTCCGAGCGATACATACTCTGAAAATCGTATCATACTGGTAAAGGATTGGTTTATGGTACAAAATTAGGTAAAACGATTATAAAATAATCATATTAAGGGCAAAAATCGGGATTTTTAAGCTCATAATCCCCCTGAATGGCCTGTTTAATGAGATTGAGGGTCACAGTCCGGTACAAGTCTTCAGGCGTGACACGGAATACGCGCCAGCCCATGAGAGTGGCGGTGTTGTACTTCTCAATGTCCCCGAGGAAGCCCTGCGGGCGTGTGTGACGACCGCCCGTCCATACGCCGCCCTCCACTTCGATGGCTATCTTGTGTTCGGGGATGGCGTAGTCAAATCGCCACATGCGCTTCGGGTGGAAGCGGTGCTCCTTGACACATTCCACATGTAGGTCGGTCTTGCAGATGGTTGTGAAGATGTCCCTTATTTTCGTCAGATTCGCCGTCTGTCGGCTTTTCTTCTTCGATTGGTATGTTTGCTTATCCATGGGATGAAAGTCTTTTGTACGGGCTGATTCGGGCTTGGACGACAAAACAGGGATTGCTCCCTGTCCTGCCTCGCGCCTGTCCGCACCGGTTGTCAGAACGGCAGGTCGTCGTCATCGGCGAAGTTGTCGCTGGTGAACGTACCCGTCACGGCCATTGTCTGCGGCTTACGCTCGATGGCCCTCATGCCTCCGAGGATAGGGATGTTGCGTATCTCCTCTTCGTTCATCGCCTCGCGCCGTTCCTTGGGAATGTCCGGCTTGATGCAATGGGTGTCGCTGTACTTGGGTTCCTGCATTTCGATGGCCGTCATGTTCAGATAGCAGCCCTTTTCCCCGAGGTACATGCCGTCGCAGTCATCAACAGGGATGATGATGCAACGTTTCGTGCTCGTCTTGCCCTGCAAGTTCCGCAGGAACGCTCCCTTGAGCTTCAGGAGGTCGATTTTCATTCCAAAATTGCTCATGTTGTTTATGATTTTCAATGTTTATATAGAGATCGTGTCAATTTGCTTATCGATTATCCCCGTTCCCGTCGATCACGCCGCGCTGCTGTCGGCTTTGCAACTTCGCCAGATTGGCATCGGCGATCTCCTCGAGCGATACGCCCATCGATGTAGCAATGCCTGCGACGAACCATAATACGTCGCCAACCTCGGCCAGCAGATCCTTTTCACGGGCTTCATCGAGATAGACGTGGTCGTACACGATACGATCGTGATCTATGTGGGCAAGCCCTTTGCGCTTCCATTTGGCTACTTTGTCGGCGATTTCGCCGACCTCGGCAACGAGGCCGAACAGCATATATGTGTCGTTCATGCTGCTGTCCATGCAGGTCGTCATTGCCTGCTGTTGGTATTCGTTCAGTGTCATAGTTTATTGTTGTTAAAGTTCGTGAATATATCGCCATGCGATCGGCATGCGTTCTGCAGCACACCAGCCGCCGCTCGGGGCCTTCTGCCACCATCCGTGCTTGTCGTATCGCATCACGTCGTAAGTGTGCCCGTCCGCGTGCACCATGACAAGCACTTCGACGTCCGTTTCCGGCAACCCCTTCTTTGAGTCGCGCCAGTGTAGAAGTTCATTTCGTTCTGCAATGGCTCCGGCAATAAAATCCTGCTCTGAATACTTTTGCACGGAGGCATAATTTCGTGAGCGGGACCATATTTTTTTTGCGTACTCTTTTGCTCTTTTTTCGATTGTTCCCATAGTTATTTCGATGTTTTGCGAGAATCTCGATATTTCACCAGTTTGAATTCGTAGACCACGACGTAGGGGTTCGATTTCCACGTTCCGCGGCCAGACACCTTGTCGATCAGCGCGGCAAAGGCTTCGCGGGCGGTATTGAAATAGAACCCTTCTTCCCTGTCAGTTCGTTCAAAATAGTAACTGTCGATATATTTGATGTATCTTACGCCCTCCCGCAAGCAATCTTCGTCGCTTATATCCTGCAATCGCTCGATCCTGATGTCGGTGATTCGGATTTGGTGCGGCATAAGGTCGGCACGTGTGAACATCTTGTTGGTCTCACATACCGGAGTGATCGAAACTCCATTTACCGCTTTCCCATCCCGCAGTAACCATAGATATTCGTCTGTATCACGATATGGAATACACTCATACCCTGCGTCATTATAGCTCTGCGCCACGGCCACAACCTCGTCAATCGCGTAGCGTGTTTTCTCCTCGACGTATGTACCTGTTTTGTCATTATGGAATCGCACTATTCCGTTTTTTAATACCTCAATACGGGTATATCCGAGGTCTATCCATCCTTGCACCAACTTGCATATCGGCTCTATTCGCCTCGTCATAGTCTTGCGGCCTTCGATAACCGCCTGCGTTAGACCGTATCGGTCGTTGAACATTATCTTTTTCATATTTATGTTATTTTATCAATAATCACGTAGAATTTCCATCAAACAGTCTAAATCCCGATGAATTGTTACGAATTGCCCGTCTACCCATCCGGCCCAAAATCCGTCGACATACTCTAGTTCAATCATGATTTTAAGGAGTGCGTTTTCTTTATTTGCGTTCACCGCTTTTCGGTGTCTTTCTATGTCGTATTATCGTGATTTTTAAGTATTTAATCTATTCTATTCGTAGGTCTTTCTCTTTGACGAATACGCCATCTACCAATCTTCCTTTGCGGTCTTTGATTTCATCGTATGCCAACGCCACGCATTCTTCAAAGTCCCATCCTTTCTGGGCGCACAGACAGATAAGTGTAACCACGATGTCACCTACTCCGTCCTTGGCTTCAGCATCATTGCTTTTCAGAATCGCCTGAACCAATTCGCCCAGTTCTTCCATTGTTTTGCACAACTGAATGCGCGGGTCTTGGGTATGCAAGTTCCTGTCAATGACCCATTGATTGATTTTTTCTACTAAATCATTCATGTCTTACGGTTTTTAGTAATTCCGGGGTGTCGTGTATGTTTCCAACTACCTCGTATCTGTGCTGGTTGCGGTAGTATAGGTCGAAGGCCGTGTCGTTCACTTCGAGTACAAATGCGGGTTCCGTCTCGCTTCTCACAATCACGCCCGTTCGCCGTTTCGTGTCGCCGAGGCAAACAATATCCCCCTTGTAAATCTCCCTGCCGTTCTTGTCCTTCAGCCCCGTGTACTGCCCAACGGTAGATGGTACTACTTCTACCCTGCATTCATCACTGAAGATGAAATAACGCCCGTTAAGAATGACCAATGAACCGTATTCCCAGGTTTCATTATCAATGCGTTTTCCTCTGAATTTGATTTCTCGTTTCATTTTTCAACTGTTTTTTGTGGTTAGGTTATCAGAACGGGCAGTCGTCATCCGGGAGGTCGTTGAAGTCAAATACCGCCGCTGCTTCTGCTTCCTCCTGCCTCCGCTTCATTTCCTCCATGAGATGATTGCTATTGTCCCACACGGGGTCTATGCCGCTCATATAGGGCGAATACCGCCCGTTGTTGATGTTGTACTTGAACTGCGCCATGCCGCACTCTCCGAGATGCCGGAATTTTACCTTCTGAATGTGCACCTCCGTTGTGTTCTCAATGCGGTTGCGGTGTATCACGATACCGAAATCCGCCTTGTTGTAGAAGTTCGCCGAGCCGCTGATGTCGTATAGGGTAGGGGCCTCGATGACCCCGTCCTTGTTTTTCGGGAGCTTTGTTGGGTGCGCCATGAGGATAACCAGCAGGTCATTCTGCTGCGCGAAGTTGGTAAGACGGTCGAGGGTCTCGCTGATATACTGCGTCTCGTTTTGCCGTCCCTGTTCGTTCTCCAGCCGGTTGTACGGGTCGATGACCAGAGCCTTGATACCTTTGCGGCGCACGAGGGACTTCGCCTTGTCGAGTATGGTCTCCAGTCGGAAGTCGTTGTGGGGGCTGATGAAGTAGAAATTCGTTTCGAGGTGTTCCTTGACCTGACGGTATTCCCCGTAGGAGAGGTGCTGTTTGTCGAAGTGCTTGCCCGTGAACTTCTCGATGAGCTTCGAGGCATGGTATGCGAGCGGGGCGTTCTCCGGACTGAAGTAGGCGAAGCGCCAGCCGTAGCGCATGTTCAACCGCTCGGCAATCTCGTCGATGAACTCCGATTTGCCGCTTCCTGGTATGCCCGTCACCACGCAAAGACGTTTGGTCTCGAAACTACACAGACGGTCGAAATTCTCGTGGCCGATGGTGACTCCCTTTTGCATCCCGTGCTCAAATAGCGCGTCGAGGGAATCCTCGAAGTCCGAGACGGTGAACACTCCTTCAATTTTCATTTCGGGAGCATCAGCGAGGCATTTCAACAGGCTCTCCCTTCCATACTTCATCAGGTGTTCGTTGGCGTCCTTGCACCCATCGCCGTACTCCAGTACCCGGCAGCGTTCCGGCCCGAAGCGGCGCAACAGTTCGTCCCGCAAGGCCACGCCCTTGGTGTCGGTGTCCGAGGCGATGTATATTGTCTCCTTGTCATCGAAATACTCCTCAATGTAGTCATCGAGGTAGGAAAGGTTGGCGTTCGCCCCGTTCGGCACGCTGATAACGTCCTTGCGCCCGCACTCGATGAACGATAGGGCATCCATCTCGCCCTCCGTGATGATACATTCTTTGCAACCCTTTATAGCGTCGATGTTGTACGGGAGGAGCTCCGCTCCGGACACGAGCTTGAAGCACTTGTCGCCCGTGCGGAACTTCGTGTTCACGAGCTGCCCGTTGTGGTAGTAGTTGAACTGCACAGTGTTCGCTTGCCCGTTCTTCTGCGGCATCCACTCCATACCTTCCGTTACCTTCATCTCCGCCAGCGTCCGCTCGCTGATGCCTCGCCCGGCAAACCATGAGAGAGCCTTTTCGCTCAACGCCGTGTTGCCTGTCTTCGCTGGCTTCTTGTATGCGGGCTTCGACCTCCGGAGCGGTGCGGGGTTATAGAACGGCTTCCTCCACTCCTCCTGATCCCGTTCCGCTGCGCAGCCGCTGTACCCGCAGTAGTGGCATAGGAACATTCCCGTCGAAAGGTCACACGATAGGCTCTTGTCGCGCTTGTCATGCCGCTGGTCGCGGCACTGCGGGCAATGTACCTTGATGTTACCCGATGTGCGCCCGTAGGGTATTTCTATGCCGTACTTGTTCCAGTCCATCCGTGTCATAGCAGTATCCATTGATTTGTTGAACTGTTCCAGCAGTGACGTTCGCTCGGGCGGGGAGGCGCATCATTGGGGATTGTGGCCTTTCCTGTGCCGTATGTGCGCCGTCCTGTGTTATCGATGTATTCACCTATCCCGAGTGTAACTTCGGGCTGTTGTGCGCCCTTTCTGCTCCCTCTGTGGTTGCTGTAGTTGCCCTCTAAGACTTTGACCCAATTTTTCGGGCTGTCGAACAGCCAATCGAATGTCGCCGTCCAGCCCTTGTCATTCCTGCCTTTGAGGAAGTCCGATGCCGCCACTTCCTCAAATATCGCCTCAATGGTCGGCATCCATGCCTCACGATTTCCTATCTCCTTGAGGCGTGCCTTGATTTTCTGCTTTCTCGCCTCCGAAAGTTTGAGTACCTTCGGCAAATACGCCCCACAGATCGAGTTCCACTTATCGGCAATATCCTGATAAGGATATCTTATTTCTTCTCTCTTTTCCTCTCCTTTACTCTCCTCTCCTTTACTATGTTGTTTTGTGTTGCCGCTTGTGTTAGATTCATCGGTTTTTACAGGGTTTTGGCTCGCCATAACTCTGCCATTACTCGTAATATTTGTGTTTTGCTCCTCCGAAATGCGCTTCCGTTCACGGTTTGCGATTAAAGAGGATAGCCGTTGCTGGTGGGCCTGGGAAATGAGTTTATTCCCAACCCGCTGCAACAGTCCGATTTTTACGCAGTATTCAACAATCTCGGTCAGCTCGCTAACCGATACGTCATAATCCGCCGCAAGGAGTTCGATGTTTATTTCCTCCCACTCAATCTCGAAAAAATCGCTGTCGGTGAGTGTTTCTAACAGGTAATTCCATACGGCATACCCTGTGTGGGAAAATTTACGGCGTAGTGCCTTTATTTTCACGTCATTACGCATATCGGCGTCGTGAGTGAAATAATCCGCATTATTTTTCTTGGGTCTTGCCATATCGCTAATTGTTAAGTGTCGCTATGAGTGATTGTCGGAGCTTCTCGTTGCGGGCGTTCCACTCGAATGTCCGTAGCATCCACTGGCGGTAGTTCAACGGAATGTCCGCCAGTCGCTCGCCCTTGTACTTGCCGAAAGGCATTGTTGCGATGGGCTGCTCCGCCTTTGCGTCGATGTGCGCCGTGTCTTCCCGGGTTATCTTCCCGATATCCGTTATCGGTATGCCGCTCAACAAGCGGCCGCCAGATCCGAACATACGCCATATTCGGCCCTTTTCGAACGTGATGTCTTCGACACGTCCGAAGCGGCTGACGTTGCCTCCAAGGTCGATTATCAGAGCGTCCTCCTTGTCCCTGTCGATACGGGTGGCGCGTCCGATGATCTGATAGTAAAGAGCTATCGAGGCAGTAGATATGCCGAGGATGATGCAGTCGATGCCCGTATAGTCGAAGCCGGTCGAGAGCACCCGCACGTTGAAAATAACCCGTATTCTGCCCGCCTTGAATCCCTCGATTATGCTTGTCCTTTCCGCTGCGTTCATGTCGCCGTAAATCACGGCAGAACCGCTGTACCGGGCGGATAGGTTTATGGCGTCCTGTATTGACGGGCAAAAGACGAGGATGTGCTGCCTGTCCGTGTGGTTGTCGAGGGCTTCGACGATGCCCTGTGCTCCGCCGTTGGCGTTGTACGCCCGCAAGACGCTCTCCTCTGTGAACTCCGACTTGGAAGTGTTGTAGACCAACAGGCTTCCGTCGAAGTCCGCCGCCTCGTAGCGGAGCCTGCTCCAGTAGCCGAGTTCGACCATCTCCTGCACTTGTCCTACATGGATTATCTCCTTGAAGAAATTTCCTTTCTTGCTCCGAGAGGTCAGCATCACGAGCTTCGAATATGTGCTGCCGCTCTGATCGTAGTTCTGCTGGAGCTTCACGGGCGTGGCCGTTATACCGAGGACGTGTGTTATGCCCGAATCCCGCAGGAACTTCCCCAACATGCTGTCAGCCTCCCTGGGGTAGAGGTGTGCCTCGTCGATAAGCATCTTCGTAAAGCCCATCTCCCGGAACTTCTCCCCGAGATTCTTTATCGATCCGATCGTGGCGTATGTCACCTGTGCTATTTCCTTGCGGCGGAACGATGCCGAATATATCCCCGCATTTACCGCCATGCCGTCACATAGGGCGTAGTATTTCCTGATGTTCTGTTCCAGCAATTCCTTCGACGGCTGGAGCACCAGCAGCTTGTCCTTGCAGTTCCGCGCGACATAGGCTGTCAGTATTGATTTTCCCCATGCCGTAGGCAGAACTATGAGGCTCGGCTTAGGCTTCGCCTCGTTAAAGAATCCGATGGCCTTCTGTATGGGGACGGTTTGGTTTGACCGTAACTGTATCATTGCCGTGTGTAAAAAAGGAAGCCGTAGGCAGGGCTAACCACGCATAACAGCAGCGTCGGGCTTCCTTTCGGTCTGCCCACCCGTTTACGGCTTCCGTATGATATCCAATGATGAATCCCATCTCTGTTTTGTTTCGGTTATCGCAAAATTAAGCCGATTATTTAATAATCACCTTAATTCGTGGGAATTTTTACATTTCTCGCGCAATTCGGAAGCTGGAAATTCGGCCTTTGCGATCAGTTGGCGGCGCAGAATCTTCGCCCGTCGCACGACGTTGTTTGCCCGTGTGCCTTTGTCCTTGCGGTCGGCGTAAGCCTCGCAAAGCAGATCTATGTAGCGCAAGATGTCGTCCCGCTGGCTGTTGGATATGGCTATCATGTTCCGTTCCTCCGATTGTGTGGTTGATGTCTGTTTGTTGTCATTTGAGCAGGAAACGCCGTGTTCCTGCTACAGTCTTGGTATACTCCCGCGCGAGGTCGGGATGGTCCGCCGTGAACGCCTTGGCGTCGAACTTCTCACTGTCCTGGGCGGCCTTCCATGTGGCGAGGGTCTGCCCCTCGTAGCTTATGGCCTCGGCGTCTCCGAAGCCGAGCTTCAGGCGTTCCTCCAACGCCTCCTTCTCCTTGTCGAGAGCGGCCATGTCCCTTCGGATTTCCTTCAGCCGGGTGTATGCCTCGAACACCTCCTCGCTCACCTCGGCGATCTTGCCGTCCGTGTGGCGGTTGTATTTCAGCAGCACGTCCTGTACCGATACGGCGGCGGGCTCCTTTTTCCCGAGGATGTTGTCCGTCCAGAACCTTTCCACCTCCTCGACGAGCCATCCGTAGAAGTCGGGTACGAGGGCGAGGTCGCGGTAGCCGAACTCCCGGCCCTGTGTAAGCCAAGCGATGCTCCCCGTTGTCAGCTCTGCACCCCCGAGCTGATATTGAACCTGACAGAACCAGTGCTTAGGGAGGTCGTCCCCGTCGATAGCCATCTGTGTGGTCTTGCATTCGAGGATGCCCTTGTTGTCGCTGTTATGCTTCATGCCCTCTAGCCAGTATGTACGGTCGGGCGATACCTGAATGTAGGGGCGTTCGTTATTGCGGATGATCCAGTCACCCGTCGAACGCTTGATGACCTCGCGTCCCGTCGCGTCCTGCCAGAACTGCGACACGGCATCTTCGAGGTAGTGCCCGGCCTTCATGGCGAAGGTCTCCTCCTTGGGGGCGTCGAGCCCCATCTTGCGTCTCCATAATTGGTAGGGGGTTTCCCAAGGGTTCAGCCCCACGATGGTGGCCACCTCGCTGCTGCCTATTCCCGACTTGCGATATTCGAGCCATTCGGCCCGGTTTTTCGGTCTGATTACTGTTGTACTCATGGTCTTGCTGTTTTTACGGTTATCTGTCGTTTTGGTCTGTCGTCCCAACCTTCTTGCGAATGAGATAGAAGTCGGCCCATAGGTCGGCGAATTGTCTGCCGCAGTAGACGGCCAGCGTGTCGCTTTTCAAGCAAAGGCGAGAGCCGAAGTACGCATTCGTAAGCGAGGGGGCGTTATACGAATTCGCATAGGCGAAGCCCGCATTCGCACCGTGATACGCACTACCGCCGAACAGGACAATGTCCTTTCGCTCATCCTCGCTCATACGGGCGATCTCATCTTTGGTGTAGAGCCACAGATATGGGTAATAACGCCACTCGTCCTCCGTAAATTGAGGCTCCCAGCCCTCATTCAGGGCGGCGCAGATGATGCGGAGTTTCAGATATGCTACTATATCGCAGCTGTTGTAAGCTGCAGCGCCCTCAAGGAAACTGTTGAAAATCTCGTTGTACTGTACGACCATAGGGTGACATTCTCCGAGTTCATCTAATGCGTCATCAAAGGTTTTGATGCGCTCCGTGATGTCCCTGGCCTTGAAAGTCTCCGCCCCAAATAACTGCTCCAGCACCTTCATCGTGCTGTCTGCTCCAGCCTCGCGTGCCGTGGCGTATGCTGCGAGGATGTTCTCTTTTTTGATCTCAATCTTTTCCATTCTGTTGTGATTTTAATGGGTTGTTACTTGTTATCCTTGATTTCGCCTGTTTCGGCGTCCACTCCGGCGGGAACTGATGCGGTCGTTGGCGCTGCTCCTGTCGCCTGTGCCATGGCTGCTGCGGCCCTGTCCTGCGCCGTCTCGGCCTTCTTCTTGGCTGCGGCTTCCTGCCGGGCTTCGGCAGCAGGGTTGATGAATGTCTCCTGCACTGTCGTCGTGCCCTCGTTGATTGCTGTGAGTGTTGCTTTCAGCTCGAAAAGCCGCTCCTTATCGATTTCTGCCACGCTGCGGATGCCGAGGTAATCGCAGAGCATCTTCTCCGTCACGCCGCGCTTGGCGTAGTTGGCGATGCAGTTCTGTCGTGCCGTATCCACGTCGATAGACTGCCCGAGGGCCACCAGCTTCACCTCGTTGATGACCTTCTTCGTCACGGCCTTCGGAATGACGGCCAGCACGGCGTTGCGGAAGGCGATGGATGCGGCGGCATTTCCTGTCACGACCTGCATGTCCTCCGAGTAGGGTTTCCCGTACTTGTCTGTGATGCGGCGCTTGACCTCCTTGCTCACGGCAAAGTTCGTTTCGAGGTCATGGCATACGGCTTGTGCCGTTATCATGCGCCCGTCGTTGCCGATGATGCGCGTCTGCACGCGGAGATTCCCCCACGCCCCAGCGATGATTTCCGCCATGCGCACCGATAGCCCCTCGATGACGCTTGTCTTGCCGTCTGCGCCTTTGCGCCTCAGGACGTAGAAGCAGTCCTCCGCCGTCTCGCGGTCCATCGTGGCGTAGGTCGCAATCTTGTTCAGGGTAGTGTTCAGGTCACGCGGGTACTGCTTGGCGGTGGCTACCTGTATGTCCACCTCCGCTCGGTTGATTGCCTGAAGCATGTCTGCCTGCTTCACTTCGATAATCTCGTTCATGTCTGTTATTGTTGATTATGCGGGGTCTGACAGCTTTCCCCATTGCTTTTGTCGTCCGATAGGAAGTAGCGCGAGTACCGGACGGTCTTGCCGGTTATCCGGCTCACGCTCTCCTCGATGCGCTTGGCTATGTGCATCCCTTCGCGTCGAAGGTCGCGGATGCGAGATGCCAGCCGGTAGCATCCGAAGTCCCGCAGGGCTTCAAGCGGCGTTATCGAGCCGCCTTCAGTAAGCCGTCTGCGGATGAGGTTCTTGTGAGTGTTTGAGTTTGTGTCGGCCATGGTCATTATTGTTTCTTGTAGGTTGATACATAGGTTGCCGCCTCGCTCCTGATTTCCCGGTTGGTCTTCACCTGCCGTTCGAGGAGCCACTCTTCGAGTTCGGTTTTCCGGAAGTAGAGCTTACGATTCTTTTTGTAGTGGGGGATGGCTCTCCGGCTCGTTAGATTGTAGATGTGGCTCTCACTGTATCCAGTGAACGCCGCTGCCTCCGTGATGTCGAGTACCGTCTTCGAACTGATGAGTGTCAGCCGCTCGATGCGGTCGAGCCTGTTGTTGATGTCTTCCATGTTGCTCATATCTCTTCGTCCTTCATTTCTTCGTAAAGTTTCTTCGGAAGCATTCCCCGCTTATCAAGGCGTTTCCCGGCGAGAACGCAAAGCCCGATAACTACCATCGCGCCCAGCTTGTAGAGGCAGAATGTTCCGAACGGCATATCGTCACTCTCTCCGGCCAGAACCATAAAGGCAAAGAATCCGATGCCGAACAACGTGTAGAACAACACCCATTTGCCCAGTTCCGATAGCCTGTTATTTGTTGCTTTCATCGCCTTTCCAGTTGTTTGTCCCAATTCGTATGATTTCCTGATACTGCGTCAGCAGTTTTATCAGCCGCCTGTTTTCCGATGCGAGCGTTCTGTTTGCTCTTTCAAGTTCCTGCGTATAGCGTTCAGGTGTCTGCCCCGTCCGTCTTACAGAGACTTCCACTTCTCCGATTTCAGGCTTGAGCTCGTCGTCGATGTTTATCTCGACCGATATTTTCTTCTGATGCGTCAGAGTGTCAGTCGACTTCTCCCGTACCGTCAATTTCGAGGTCTTCTGTCGTTTCGCAGCCCTTCGTTCCCAATATCTTTCCTGGTACTTTTTGTCGTACAGGTACTTCTCATGGCGGGCGGCTGCGCTCAAATTCATCGTACTCATATCCGTTTTTCCTCCGCTTTCAGACGTTTCTCGACACGCTTCCGGATGACGTATATTGTCCCTTCGGATTCAATGCCGTACTTCTTCATCAGGTACTTGTTCACCTCCGTCTTGCTCTGGCCCTTGACGGCGACGAGGCTGTTGTACTCGGTGTAGATGGCGATGTCCCGCTTCTCCCGCCGCTCCTGCCCCATTGTCTGTTTTCTGATTTCAGCCATACTCTTGAAATTTATTCCGGTTTTACTTATTGGTTTATTTCCGATTTTATTTATTATTTCATATCTTTGTGCGGTTACTCAACCGTAACACGATGCAAATATAAACAAAGTTTCGATATTGCGGACTTTTATCGACACAAAATTTCGGAAAAATTTTAAGAGGTTGCGTTATATGTCTGATATTCAAAGAATTAAAAAAGTAATTAACTGGCTGATATTTCAGGAGGTGGCAGAGAGCGAAAAGCAGCTCGCAGACCTGTTGGGGTATACCAAATCTTCGTTTTCGCAGATTGTGAACGGAAAAGTGCCGCTATCCGAGAAGTTTGTCAAGAAGCTTTGCGGGTTGGATGAAAATATAAACGAAGTTTGGGTATTGAAAGGTGAGGGTTCGATGTTTAAGAATAATCCGAACGGTTTACAGATGGTCGAAATACCCCGCGAAGCATGGAGCGTAATACAGACGCAGGCCGAGAGCTTATCCGCCCGGGACAGACAGATAGACGAACTTATCGGACTGCTGAAAGATCAGCTCCGAGAAAGCAAAAAAACGGATGTCCGGCAGGGCGGCAGTGTAACCTCTGCCGTTGCAGGATGACCTTCATAGGCAAAATCCCCCTATACTGATATGGAAATGAAAGACCGGTTACAGGAGATAATGGAATACAAGACGGGCGGCAAACAGACCCCGTTTGCAAAGATGCTGGGTTGGACACCGCAGTATCTGAAAAAGTTGTTGAGCGGCGGTAATTTCGGTCTGCAACCTGTCATCACGCTGCTTGCCGCCTTCCCTGAGATAGATGCCCGTTGGCTGCTACTCGGTGAAGGACGGATGCTTTCTCCAGGAGCGTACACGGGCATACGGCAGGAGATGTACGCCCACATACAGGGAGTGCTCGAATTGGAAAGATTCCTACCTTACATGAATCCGAACGAGCTGCACGAGTTTGAACAGTCCGTTGTCATGGGCAAAGTTCCTGTTTTCAGCCCCGATACGGTCGCCGGATGGCAGGGACGAGCAGACGAACACGAAAAGGAAATGAACGTGAAATTCGCCACCGCAAGCGGGAAATCTGACGATTTATGCAGACAGAAGAAAGCAAAATGATAACGAAGCGGTTCTTCGAGGCTCTGTACGAGTTGAAGCATCGCCGCATAATACGGGGCAAGCAGACATTTACTACCCGATACGGGATAAACCGTTGGAATCTGAACGCCCTCGAAACTGGCAAGTCGTCACAGATCAGCGTCCAGCTCGACTGGCTGGTATTCCTTGTCCGTGACTACGGCATATCCGCCCGTTGGCTACTGACGGGCGACGGAGATATGTTCGCCCGCACAAATCCGATTTCCGTGAAGCCCTAA